AGTGCAAAAACATTTAACATTTATTTATATAATTCAAATAAGCCAAACGCACCAATTCAAACGCAAGAAGTAACAACTGTAGCAAATGAATCGGTTATCGTTACATTAAATTGGTTTATTGATAATGAGCAAGAATATAAAGGAGGTGTATTTTATTTAGGCTACTTTGAATCAGATTTAGGAGCAGCAAGACCAATCGCAAGAGATTATGAGCTTGCAATTGTAGAATATAAAACACCTAATTATTATATAGAACCTGTAAAATTAAACTATGCATCTACTGTAATTAATCCTGATGGATATACTACACAGGCTGATACAGGAGGATTAAATATTGGCGTTGAAACATACACCGATTACACCGAATTATTAATTAAAAATAGAAACATTTTAGCCGAATGTATTCAAACACAGATGGGAATTGAGGTATTGGATTTAATTAAACATTCAACCAGAATAAACGATACCCAAAGAATTAACCAAGGTGATATTCAAGATATCAACATGGCTATGCATGGATATAAAGACACACACGTTTTAATCGAAGGGCTAATAAAAAAGAATAATAGAAATATTACGGACATAAAAAAAATGCTGTTTTATAAACCTAAAATACGAAGAAAAACTATAGGATGAGTTTGGAATCTAAAATAAATAAACTAGTTACACAATTTGAAAATAATTTGTGGCAAGCCTATAATAATAGATTTTTAGGGCGTACATTTCGCGTACATAATAAAGACAAAAAAATACAGCCCCATTTATATGTAGATGGAAGAGAATATAACGAGGTTAAATACAATGATAAATATGATTCTACTATATTTTTTGATGTAGAACCTGAAGAAACTTTATTATCTACCGGATATTCTGAGGCCAATGTAAATATAATTGTAGCGGTTAATCTTGGTAAGATATACGGAAACAATACAAGAGCCGTAGAAAGCGCGCATTATGATGTTTTAAGCATTGTTCAATCAAGCTATTTCAGAAATGTAAACGCATTGGTAAAAGGCTTAGAGGCTTACAATGATTATGACTTAACGGATGATCAAAATTATAGGTTTAATTTACAGCCTGTTTATTTATTTAAGATAGAAACGACTATAGAATACAATGTAAACACAGCATGTACTTATATAGCTCCAGTAGTTACAGAGGTGCAAAATGTTTTCTTTACTACTCCAGTTCTTAAGAATGGAGAGTGGGTATTTGAAGATCAAAGCGGGTACATTCTAACTAATCCAGCTAAAAATATTGATTTAATTTGTAGGGGAAATTCTATTACTGTTGGCACTATTTGTGGTCAACCGGATAAATACCCCGAATTATTAGAAACATCTTTAAACGCTCAAGATTATACAAGCACGGCCTTTAATAAGGGTGAGGGCGGTAAAACAGCAGCCGAGCTATTAGCAACTCATAATACAGAAGTGTTTCCCTTAAGAGATACCGGAAAGAACCAATTGTTTATATTTCAGGAATTTGCTAATAGCGTAGTAACTGAAACAGCACAGCAAGCATATGACGATTACAAAGCAAATGTAGAGCTTGCAAAATCACAAGGATTTATTACGATTGCACTAACGGCAACGCCAAGCAGCGATCCGGTAAGAAATGCTAAAATACAAGATGCAAACACTCTATTAAGGAATGATAACAGTTTTAGTGATTATTTCTTTGATATGGCGGCTGTAACTGAGTACTTAGATCCATTAGATACTAATTACTTTTGTGATGGATTACACATTAACGACTATCAACCGTGGTCAGACGCTTTAAGTACATTTATTCAAATCAATGTTACCTTAAGTGATATTCCTATAAGTAATGATGTTCTAATATCCAACAACACAGCAGCTAAATGTTTTGGAGATGATACCTTTATAAGATATGAGAATGCAGCAGCCCAAAGTTTTGATTACATCAGATTTTATATTAAGACAACCACGACAGCAGCACAAAGACCTTGGGGCAGAAATAATAATGCAGGTTATGGGATGCAAGTAAACTCAACCCCTGGAGAGTTTAGAATTATATCGCAAAGTGTGACTAGCAACACTACATCCGGTTCAAGTTTTAACGATGGTTTAGCCCACCTAATTGAGATTTGGAATGATGGAACCGATTTAATAATACATGAAGATGGCGTAGAGATTCTAAACCAAACAGGATTTAACGCGGCTTTTAATTCTAGTGACAATTTCTTTAATATTGGCAACGGTGGAAGTACAACAATTCAACAATTCGAGGGTGAAATATGGGATTTAGAATTAAAGTTATCAGGCGCCACGGTATTAAGGGACGCGTTAAATTTACAAGACGGGCTAAAGTCTTATAGTTTAGAGGGTAGTGCGTACGAGGCTGATATATTAGGAACGAACGCGGCGAATGTTTGGGACGGTAGACACAACGAAGAACCTACAGCGTTAACAAATGGCTGCACTATTTTCCAAAACGATTCAACACAAGCGTTTATGTTTATTGAATACTTTAACGGTAGTCCTGTATCTATAACACCAACTGGATATACTTTAGTAGGTGAATTTCCAGTAGGTTCTGGAATACTTAGAAATATGACAAGCCTATACAAAAGAATTAACTATAGCGACTGGAGAGAAAGCAATAAGACATTCGATGAAATATACGATGAGTCTGAAAGTAGTATTTATGTACCTACTAAAACGGCAAATTCAGTGAGTCAATTAATAATTAATACAATAACTTAAAAATTAGAAAAAATGGCATGTAGTTTAGGAGGAATACCAAACGGACAGGTTTTAAAAGAGTGCATTAATGAGCAACTTACGAGCCTAATAGTATTCGACAATGATGTTAGTTTTACTAACTATGTTGATGCTGAGAATTCAGAAACATGGAGAGCATTAATTCAGGAAGGAACATTGGCAAGCGATATACAAGCATATATATCACTGGATGTTTATAATGTGACATCTACGCAACCATCTCCAAATAAAGAAACTGACGGTGCAGGTAATGAAACTACCACAAGATTTGCAGCCGGGTCAGCAATCTTTAACTTACGTACTAATCCTTGTGATTTTAAACAAATCTTACAAACAATGCAAGGTGGTAGTTATAAGTTTGCTCTTGGGTTAGGAGAGAATAAAGTAATGCTTGTAGAAAACAACAAAACAGGAGTTTTAAAAGGATTTAGTGGACAAGGAACCTCACACCCTTATTTCCCAGCAAAAGATGCAAAAATTGAAGAGTTTAAAATTGAGATTAACTGGTCAGATGTTAATGAGTGGAGAAATTACAGAATTATTGAACTTCCTATTTCATTAAAAGAACTAGCAGAATTTACACCACTAGGTTTAGATATGCAGGTTAAAACTCAATTAGCGAGTTCTGATATGGATGTTAAAGTTGCAACAAGATGCGCGGCTAGTATTTCAGATTTAGAAACAGACACTTTAACGGGTGAAGTTACTAAGTTTTATGCAGGATTAGACACCCCAACAGCATCACCAGCAGCCGGAACAAGTGCAGGAGATTACACCGTGACAGTTCAAAAAAGCGCAGTACCAGAAGATTTAGAACAAGGTGATTTTATCGAGTATCAGGTTGTTAAAAAGACAGGTAGTGTATACGAGAAAGTAAGCAACGTAGTAAGAGCACAATTAGCACCAGCATAGTATGAGTGATGTTTCAAAAGTCGGATTTCCAGAAGTGTATGCTAATATGACTTTAGCACAATTCAAGGAGTTTTGCTCAAAGCACGGATTTACTGGCGGTATAGAAGCAGCATACAAAAACTTATGTAAAAGGGCTGACGTTAAGCCTAAGTTAGGTACTAAAAAGAAAGTAAAAAATGAGGAGGTGAGGGAATAACCTCACCTTTTTTTAAATGGATATTACACAATTAAATAAGCAAATTCAAAAGTTGTCACTAGATAAAATGACAGCTAAAAACGTTAAAGAAAACAACGAAGAGTTTACTGATCTTTTGCGCGATCAAATGCGTGAAGGTAGAAAAGCTGACGGTTTAATGAATCCATTGCGAGATATTGCTTATGCAAGAGCTAAAAAAAACTATAGAGCACCATTTCCAACAAGGGATTTATATGACACTGGGAGTTTTCAAAATAAACTATATGGAAAGGTAAAAGGCCAAAATATGGAATTTGATTCTAGAGATAGTAAAGCTTTTAAAATAAGAGTTAGAGAGGGTGATGAGGTGTTTATTTATGATGATGCTCAATTAGACTTAGCTCAGGCATTAAACGAAGGATTAATAGTAGAACAAATAGCAAATATATTTAAATGATATATAATATTCATACATGTACAGTTAGTAAGTTTAGCCAAATATTGAAAGATGCTAGGCATATTGGTAAAGTTTGGATTCCTAGTAAACTAGCAGAAAGATATAAATCTAATTTAATTGAAGAATACAACAGACTAAACAATCCAAATAAAGGTGCAGCCGATTTAATACAAAATTATTACCTACTAAACCTGTATAATAGAATAAATATGTATGATCGATTAAGAATATCATTTATGCATAAAGTAACTAAAAAAAATAAAGATTTTTATAGGGAATTAACTGGTAGGGAATACGATTCCAGCACAATAAAAGAATTATCGAGCAAAGTAAAAAAGTTAATTTTAAAATACGAAGCAGAAAAACCGCCAGAGCAAAGTAATGATTTTGATTTTGATAAATATATAGCTCAAATAGAATTGATATTAGAAACAAAATTAAACAACGTTTATTTATACCAATTAACAAAATACGAAGAATTAGCAGCAGAAAAGATAAGCCATGACGCAACTTAAGGAATTTTATAGCAAAAAGTTTGAAGAGCAGTTTAATAATCTGCAAAAAGGTATGTCGCAAATTAGTGATGATGCATTAGGCGTGGCTAAATCTTTTAAGGAAGTAAACGACTCCCTAAAAACCACTTCTAAAAGTCAAGAACAATTAAATAAAAAAACAAAAGAATCGGAAGCCCTAAAAAAAGAAGCTCTAAAAAATGACAATTTAATAATTAAAAACCAAAAGGAACTTGAAAAACTACAGCAAGAAGCTAAGAAATCTGCTCAACAAGAATTAAAAACCCAACAAGAAAGGGAGAAACTACGCCAACAAAAAATAAGAACTCAAAAAGCAGAGCAACAACAAAATAAGAAAACTACAAAAACGGTTACAAACTTAATTCAAGAGCTCCAAAAAGAAATAAAAACCGAACGCGAGGCATTAGAGCAGAATAAAAAATTAAGAGAGGCTAGGAAGGATTTAGATACAAGTACAGCAAAGGGCGAGAAGCAAATAAGTTTAATTAATAAACGGATAGACCAAAATACAGATTTATTAAAGGGCAATGCCGATGCAATGACTAAGCAAAAAATAAATATAGGTAATTATGCTTCTGGATTAGATGGATTAGATGATATTTTAGGCAACTTAAGCCCTTCTTTATCAGGTGCGACCGATGGAGTAAAAGGGCTTGGTAAGCAGTTCTTAAAATTATTAGCAAATCCTATAGTTGCGCTTATTGCTGCCATAGTTGCCGCTATTACACTACTAATAAAAGCCTTTAAACGATCTCAGGAAGGCGCAGATACATTTGCAAAAGCATTTACAAAAATAACCGCCGCAGTTGATGCGGTAATGGGTAGAATAACCGCCTTAAGTAAAGCGGTGTTTAAATTTATTAAAGGCGAAAGCTCATTTGAAGAGCTTAAAGACCAAGCTAAAGATTCATTTAAGGGAATTAGAGACGAAATAAATCAAACAATAAAAGCGGCAGATAGAATATTTGATTTAAAAGTTGCTTTAGAAGAATCTACAATAGCGGCCACATCAGAGCTTTCGAAATTAAATCAAATAGCAGAAGAGCAAGCTGCAATTTCTGACGATGCAACTAGAAGTTTTCAAGAAAGAACAAAAGCGGCAGAAGAAAGTCAAAAGGCAATTCTGAAAGCAAGAGAAATAGAAGTGCAATTAGCAAAAGATGCGCTTAATATATTAGAGCAAGAAAACGACCTAAAAGAACAGTCAGGCGCATTAACAAGAGAATTAAGACAACAGGAAGCAAATTTAGCAGCTGCATTAATAGATGCTGAATCTCAATTAATTCAAGCTAGATTAGAATCAACAAGAAGACGAAGAGAATTAGCACAAGATGATTTCGAGCAGCAATTAGACTTTTTATTAGACGTTGCGGATGTTAGGAAAACAACTAATGAAAAAATAATAGCTAACGATAAAAAGACAGCAGAAGAAAGGATAAAAACGTTATTATCTACACAGGCATTTATTGAGGAATCGTTTGAGCAACAAGTAGATTTATTTAATACTGTATTTGATGTTCAGCTAGACACAAATAAATTATTAAAACTAAATAATAAAGAAGCTTTTGAATACGCTAGAAATTTAGGATTAAGTGAGATTGCTACAAATAGATTACTAGAAGTAATTAGGGAGCGTATAATGGCTACCAGTGATTTAAGAGAGGCGCAAGAGGGCTTAACTGAATCACTAGACAAACAATTTGCCGAATTTGCAAAAAGACCAGAAGAATTGACAATGCAATATCGGGAGGCTACTAAAGAAATGATTGCTATTGCTGAAGAATTCGATGATCAACCATCTCTTTTATTCAGGTTATTTAACCCATCAGAAGAAGAAATAGAAGGATTAAAACAAATAGCTTGGGATTTAGCCAGCGAAATAGGAAACGGATTCTTTGAAATAGAAAACGCCAAAAGAGAAAACCAATTAATCCTTGCTGAAGATGCATATAGTAAAGAGCTTGTTTTGGCAGGCGAAAATATAATAGCACAAAGAGTAGCAGAACGTAAATTTGCAAGAGAAAAAGCAAAGATAGCACAAGAGCAAGCAAAAGCAGATAAAGCACAAGCACTGTTTAATATTGCTATTAACACAGCTCAAAATATAGTAAAATTAGCGGCAAATCCTATATTAGCAATAGCGGCCGGTGTGCTGGGAGCGACACAAGCGGCAATAGTAGCAGCTAAACCGCTTCCTGTTATTCCAGCATTTGACAAGGGTACTAAATCAGCTCCTGGAGATGGATTCTTAGCAGGAGAAAAACGCCCTGAATTTATGATACATAACGGACAATTATCATTAGTAGATAAGCCTACTTATTTTGGTTCTGCATACAAAGGAGCTACTGTTATAGGTGGTGAGCAATCTCACATGATACTAAATCAATCAGGGAATAAAATAAGCGATCAAAATATACAAATGATGTCGGGTTTTAGAATGATAGCCGATAGAATTAGCGGTCTTAAATTCAAAGTAGGAATTGATAAACAAGGCAACCCATATGCACAAATGAAAGAGCATAAGGTTAAATACTCAAAATACTATAATTAATGAGCAACAATAGGCAGTATAAATTCTCACTAAATAGTACCTTAAAAGGTGAATTACCACTAACAGAAAATCCGGTTGGATGGAATGGTTTGCAAAACAAATTAGTTCGTTCAAAAGAATTTGAAGGGGTTTTTAATGAATTTAGCGTAGGAGGTTTAACTTTTGTTGATGAGGCCTATGATTATTTAACTGACCTATATAATCAGGAGGGTATAAAACTAGATTGTGAGTTAATTGTTACCGTTCGAGACAACATAAGCAAGCAAGATATAGAAATATTTAGAGGCGTTTTAGATGGTTCAAAATATAAAGAATCAAGTCAATATGGGCGAAGCGTTCAAATAGAAATAGGTGAAAGTAGTTTTACTCAGTCAATACTAGCTAGAAAAGACACGGCAATAAATTACAACGATACAACAACATTAGATGGCGAGGCAATGACTGATCCAACCTATGTTGATTGTGCTTTGTATGGCATGGAGCAAATAACAACTGGTTCGGGAACTTTTGAACCGGGTACTTTTACCGGTTCAGATCAAGACCCTTATATATTGAGTTACGTTGTTGAAAACTCAAACAATGAAAATATAAAATCAACACCATATGCACAAGTAGAAAATTATCTTAAAATAGCGGATGGTGGCTGGTTGTACCAAACATTTAACAAGTCGGCTAAAATTACTATAGATTTATATTTTAGATATAGAATTGCAGAAGATTTGGCTTTAAAATTTTACACAGGAACAAAATTAAATCCAGTATTAGATATAGATGGAAATCCAATTGAAGCAGACCCCGACTTTTTGGGCGATCTGGTTTTAGCTGGTGAATTTAGCATCCCTGATCAATTTGTAGTTGATCCAGCTTTTGCTTTAGTAAATGAAAGCATAGAAATAGATGTACCCTCAAACAGTGCTTTGATAATGGCATTAGACGACAATGCTATAGATTTGTTTGTTACAATAGGCGAAAACAGTACTATGTCATTAGAATTTAGTGAAATTCCATCTTCACAAAACATTCCAGCAATTAAACCTTTTGATTTAGGCGAAAGATTAACTAATAGTATTACAGGATTAACAAGCGCATTTACTTCTAATTTGGTAGATGTTGATGATGAATACGAAAACATTTTAGATATAAATGGATATTTACTAAGGGGATTTACAGAAGAGGATAGTCAATATTCTACTACATTTTCTGATTATGCTAAAACCTATAGGATTCTAACCGATGGAGTGATAACAATTGATAACAACCAAGTAGGATTGGTTCAGTCAGATGATGTTTATTTAGAAGCAGTTTCGATAACGTTTGACAATGTAGAGCGTGATAGCTGGGAAAAAGAATTAGACCCTGAATTATTTATTAATGAGATTGAAGTAGGATATGATAAGACAGAATATGAAGAAAATAGCGGATTAGAAGAATATAATAACAAATCAACCTACGCAACTACTATAACCAACAATAAGAAAAAATTAGATTTAAAACCAGAATACAGGGGTGATGGTTACGGAATTAGTTTTGCTTTAGCTGATCAGATTAGCGACACTGAAACAACCGACACTAAGTATGATAATGAGAACTTTTTTGTTGATACAAAACAAGTACCATCTTCCCCATTTTTAGGAGCTTCAATTTTGTATGTTCAAAAGGGGCGCGATGATTTCGATATTGTCAATAATATAGATCAAATCACGCAGCCTATAAACTTAAACTTTACGCCCGCTAAATTACTAGAAAGAAATTCCAGAAACATAGCTACAAGCATTAATAAGTATCAGTCTACAAAAGTAAAATTTGTTCGATCTGACGTTAAGACAGACCTTGAAACGCAAAAAACAGGTGAAACATTATTGGTTGAAAATGGAGATATTGCATATACACAACTAAAAGCACCTCGTTTTTCGGGTTTTTTGATTAAATTTGTAGTAGATTTAACTTCTGACGAATTCCAAACTATCAAAACTGGTAGATATAAAAGAATCAAAGTTTTAAATCCAATAAATAATGAATATACTTATGGATGGATAATGGACGTAACGCATATTTTAGACGAAAGCAAAGGTGTTTTTGAGATAAGAGAACAATTAAATGGAACAGAATTTACAGAAAATAACATTTATACAAATGAAGATTTAGATTTCTATGATAATGAAGACGATGATTTTTATACAAATTAAGATATGGCAATAATAAAAACACTTGATAGAATAACTGATCAAAGCGAAATTCCAACCGCTGCGGCTGGTGGTGATCCTTGGGCTGGTTATCCTGTTTGGGTTGGATTAGAATACACTTTAACGGGGGCTAATTTAACTAAATATTCTATTCCTAGTAGGGGTTTAGAGTGGAATGCGATAAGCAATAATTATATTATTGGTATTCCTAGAGTTTTTTTGAGTGGTCAGTATTTACAATCATTTGCAAAATATGAATACAGCGACAATCCAGATGAAACCGAAGCATTGCCGACTGTTCAAATTCCATTAATACAAAACACATCATATACATTTAATGCTCTTGGAGAATTAGACTATACAATTGATTTGGATAGCATAACCGCACCAGATGAAGATATAGACGTTCATTATACAATTTATAGTACTAATAGCATAACCACCAGAATACAATTGACGCCAACCATAACTCGCAACGGATATACTCCAGGAGGCGAATTATTAGAATTTACAGGGCTACCATTAAAAGAGGTTTATTTGTGGGCAGAGGATGATTTTGGCTATTCAGTTGTTGCTAGTGTACCTTATTCCGCTAGTTTAATTGATGGTGAATTGGTAATACCTCGATCTAATTGGCTTAAGTTTTTTGAATTGTCAGAAAAAGACGATAATGTATATTCAAAAACATGGGATTGCGACTACGAATTTAAAAATAAACTTTATATCCCCTATGCTTATCCGGTTAAAAAAGATGATCTATTTTGGATACAATGGCAATCAGAATTTACTAACCATACTATTGAATTAATACAACCAAATGGAACAACTATAGATATAAGCTCAGGCCAACAGTCTACAACTTCTGGAACCGTTACCTATATTGAAAAGGATTTAGATTTTAGTTCATTGTCGGGGCTATACTATATAAAAATTACAACTTTAGACACTTTAAGAAACGAGCGCGTATTTATTTCTGAGTGGTTTAATGTTAAGGAAGAACACGAATACACATCATTAGTAGAATGGGAAAATACAAATTCTAAATACGGCTATCAAGATGGTCTTTTATGGACGGGTAAAACTCAGAAGATGCGTGTTGATGGTGAAATAATGGATTTTAACACCGGATCGGATAGAGAGAATTTAGAAGATTCAAACAGTAGGCTGGTAACATTAACCGGATACCCTCAGGAAATAAACAATTTTGAACTATATAAAGCCCACAAACCAATTATAGAAAGATTAAACATAGGAATAAATCACAGAACATTTATAATTAATGATGTTGAAATGAATAAAGAAGGCGGTTTTGAGGTCGAAGTATACAAAGGAAGCAATCTTTATAAAGGACAAAACGAACTAAGGACTAAGAATTACGAAATATATTAAGATATGGCTGACAACCCGATTAGATTTGATAATGGAGACGAGAAAACGGAATTAGGCTCACAAGAGCGATTACCGATGATATCTAAAGCTGATGATACTGATTATTGGATATCTGGAGATAAGATAATTCAAACTAAAGATTTAGAATCTAGCTTAACGGATGGTAGTGCATCAAAAGCGGCAACAGCAGAAGCAACTTCTGACCTTAACGATTTAAACACCGCTCAAAATAGGGCAGATGGGTTTATATTTAAGTTTAATTCCGTGTTTACTATAACCAGAAACTTTGATGAGTTAACAATTACTATCCCTAGTGGATATGCGTTTGATGTGAACAGCAATACTTTGATAGTATTTCCAGAACAAACACCAACATTAATTGGTTCGGGTGGAGGTATTGGATTTACTGTAAGTGGTTCTAGTGCTACCTTTACATTTTACAACGATATTACCACAATAAACGAGGGCGGTGGAACTGATTTTGTTTTAGCCAGAAATATATTAGGCGAATTAACATCAAGAATACCAAGTGTTCAAAAATCATTATATGCAACAAATGTTTTTGTAAATCCTTTAAGTTTTGACTTTGATACGGATACAACAGCAACAGACCCAGGAGCCGGTAATTTTAAAATGGACAATGTTACACCAGCAAGCGTGACTAATGTTTATTTTTCTAAAACAACTAATACGGGTTCAGATCAAGGAGCTGCACTTTTAGGCTTATCAGGAACATTGACAATAACTCAGGGTGATGATATTTTACGATATATAGTAGGTACAGTTGGTACTCCTGTAGATAATGCAACTTGGGTAACTGTACCAATTACAATAACGGATTCAGGTACTATATTCCAAAGTACTAAATCATGTGTTACGGATGTATACGAGGAAACGGAGGAAAGCCCAAGTGATATAACAAGAAATTATATTCAGCCAACAGTATCGGCAAGTCAAATAGAATTAGATTTTGCAACTAAAAACGAAGCCTATGTAGAAACACCAGTAACGGTAAACGAAAACATAAGCATAGTAAGAGCAAATGACACCAATAAAACAGCCGATTATTTGCCTATTGAAGTGACGGGCTCAGCAAGAACAGTAACAATGCCAGGAGCAACCATTTACAATGCTAATGATTCAAGGTGGAATGAAATAGGAAAGGTTTTAACACTTCCAGTAGGTTCTTATTATTTAAAAAGAATTTATGATGGCACAACAGAATGGTTAAAGGTGTATCCTGAAGAGTATGGAGCTGGAGGCGGTTCTGTTTCGTTTGGTTCAGAAAACGAAATTCCAATAACTAATGCTACAACTGATGATTTTGATTATGATAGTTCTTTTAAATGGGATGGAACAACGCTTACTGTTAATGACGGTAATTCTAGCTCATTTGTTGGACTTGGTGGAGGCTCTATCACAACCGGAATGCAAAATGCAGGATATGGAGTGTTGGCGGCAAATGGACTAACCGAAGGTGACGGAAACACTTTAATAGGATATAGTGCAGGAGCCAACTTAACTACAGGGGATAATAATACATGTATTGGTAAAAATACTGGTGCTTCTATAACTACCGATGCTGGAGCTGTATTCTTGGGTCATGAGGCCGGATTTAGAGAAACAGACCCTAACAAATTAATGATTGACAATCAAGATCGAGCAAGCGAAGCAAATGGCAGAACTAAATCATTGGTTTATGGCGAATTCAACGCAACTGAATCACTTCAATTATTTAGAATTAATGCATTAGTCGAATTGCCACAAATACCAGCCAAAACAACGGAAACAAATGTAGTGCATGTCGATCCTGTTGATGGCTCTATATCATACGGAGTGGTAAGTAGTGGTGGTAGTGGCTCAATAGTATTTAGTGCTACTCCTACATTTGATTTAACTAATGGAAGTGTTCAAGAAATGCCACTAACAGGAAATACAGTACCAAGCATTTCGGATGAAGTAAACGGAGGAACTTATATAATAACATTTGCAACAGATGGAACAGGCGGGTATTCCATTAGCCCCGACTCAACCTTTGGGACAAAAACAGATAATTCAATAGCCGATATAACAAGCGCAACAGCAAGCGCGATTTATATTTATACGATAGTAGTGAGACCAGGAGGTCAAAAATTTTATACAATTGAATCTATAGGAGATTAAAAAATGACAAAAGTAATTTTACCAAAAGCGAAGATAGTAACCGGTGGAGCATTGAACGCAATAGCTAACGATATATCCCTAGTTGCTACCATTAATGACAAAGAGTCGAGTAATGGGGACGTAGTTTATGTAGTAAATAACCAAGAGCTATTAGAAGATGTGTTAACTCACGATAACATCATAACAATAGTAATAGAAGGCGGAGAGGTTGAAGGTTATATTATGTATGCCGCAGTGCCTTATGTAATTGACACTACAAGCGTTTACGAATTAGAAGTTCCTGAAGGGTTGCAATACAGAGATATTAAGATTACTGATGGCTCGCAAATATTAACAATGGTTAAAAAGCTAGGGCAATGGTGTGATGCTAAATTGACTCAAACATTTTCAACAGACTTTCAGACTATTTATGTTAATACAAATCCTTTGGGAGATTGGCTAAAAGGTTCTGAAATGAAAATATTTGTTGATGGATTTAATGCTCAGTTATTGACTAGAAAACAATATCAAGCACTAACAGTAGTATGATAGTTAAACCGGTAGGATTATTAAGGCCTCAAAGTACTTTTATACAATATGGGTTGTATAATAAGTCACAATTTGATGATTTAGTAAATAATCAAAACCTCATACCTATTGCCACGACTAGCGAGTTTAATAATTTAAGGAATTCAGTAAGCCAAACAATGGGATCCGGTTCCCCTTATGAGGGCACTTATACTACCGGATTAGACAAAAAATATGTAATATATCAACCTATCGACTTAACCTCAATAGCCAACTTTACGCCATACGCATCCTACGCCCAAACATTTGACGGTAACGAAGTAGCAGTAACTAACTTAAACATAAATAACGCTAGTACATTTGTAGGGTTATTCGGAACGGTTAGTGGAATGGTTAAAAATCTTTGGGTTAGCGGAGATGTTCAAAGCACTAATGTTGCTGGGTTAGGAACCGGTGGAGTTTGCGCTTCTTTATCTGGAACTACAGAAAATTGTAGGTTTAATGGTACTGTAACAAGTGCAAGTCAAGATACTGGCGGTATTGTTGGAAGTATGACAGGCAGTGGAACCGTAGGCGGATGTAGAACCACAGGAACTATTGACGGCACAACTAGAGTAGGCGGTATTGTTGGAAGAACTAATGACGTGTTAAACGTAATTACTGAATGTAGATCATCAATGGATGCTACCGGAACAACAAACTGGGTAGGTGGTATTATTGGAAGAAACGATGGTGCAACTATTAGCGAATGTTTTGCAACTGGCAACGCTGTTTCTGGGACTGTAACTGCTGGAGGTTTTGTTGGATATAATCAAGCAGGAACTATAAGTAATTGTTATGCTACTGGTAATGCGTCGGGGCCTAATTTTAATGGTGGTTTCTCAGGTGCTAATGATGGAACTATAGACGATTGTTACTCAATTGGAGTGCCACAGGTGGCAGCTACTTATGGTGGGTTCTCAGCCTTTAACGGCGGAACGATAACCAATTCCTATTGGGATACTGTTACAAGTGGAGTAGGAACAAGTGCAGGAGGAACAGGTAAAACAACAACGGAAATGCATAACGGAGCCATACCAGACGTATCAATTTATGTTGGTTGGTCTGCTAGTATTTGGAACCCTGTAGATAATTCGAATTATCCTATATTAATAAATAACAATTAAAACTATAACATATGACAATAAGAGAAGAAATAGTAGAGTACTGTAATACTAACGGGGTTAGGCTTACAGAAGAAGAATTAGATCAGGCTGTTAATTTGGTAGAAAACGAGGGTTATTCTATTGAAGAGGCGGTCAATCATGTTGATCACCCAATAAAACCGACTGGTCAATAATGAAACTGTTAAAATACATTCCAATAGCATTATTTGTTTGGTCTACGTTTTTATATGACTTGTTGGCTCCTAGATTGTATATTGAAATTGAAAAGGCAACTGTTTCAAATACAAATTGGAGTGTATTTTATTTTACTGTACTATATTTAGCGTGGTTGGTAGATTGTGTACATAAAGCAATAAAAACAGATTGGTTATACTTCGGCATGATGAGTTCTGTAATAGTTCTTAGGGTAGGGCTAGAACTCAATAAGATAGGGATGGGCTACAAACAATATGTTCATAGCGTAACAAGTTTAGAACAAAATATTGTTATTTTAATTTGGAGTTTTGTAACTTTGTTAACAATTGTAGTTCACTATGGAAATAATAGAAATAATAAAAGAGTCGTTAATGAATAATTTAGTACAATGGACAATTGGAACTATAGTGACTGCATTAACATTAATGGGAGTTAAGGCTGTGGTAAAAAGTAACAAAAGACTTAAAAATGCAGCCTCGAAACAAGATTTGGAGGATTATTTGAAAAAAAGTAAGGGATATACTGACGAAAAAATAAAAATCCATGAGGATAAGCAGGTTCTTGAATTAGCAAGAATTATTGACGATGTAAGTGAAACAAAAGAAATGGTTACCTTTTTATATCAAAATGCATTAAAAAAATGAATCCAGTTACAAACGATACACTATTTACTAACAAAAGACTACACCACACAAAAGATAGTTCTTTAGGATTATTTATGCAAGATGGTGATCCTATAGGTTTTGTTATAGAAGATGAACCTAGAGTTGTTAAAGTGATGAGTGAAACGAGAATTCCAGCAGGAACCTATCAGCTTAAAATAAACCAGCAATTAACCCCGCTCACAAAGAAATATCGCAATAAATATCCGTGGTTTGAATATCATATTGAATTGGAAGATGTGCCTGGTTTTACAAGCATTTATATTCACATTGGGAATAAAGAAAGCCACACAGCCGGTTGTCAATTGTTAAATAGTAAAGCTAAAATTATAGACGGCGAGTTCCAAGGCGAACAATCAACTGTTTTGTTTATTAAATTTTACAGGGCTGTTTATGAAGCTTTAGAAAAAGGTTATACTGTTTATTATCAAATCATAGACTAATGACAAAATACTTATAGGAATCATTATAGGCATCATTTTAGGCGTTATTCTAGGTAGCTGGATAGTAAGTCACTTTAATCCTGTTGATTACAAAATAGACGGCAAATATAAGCTTAAGAATTCAAGATTTAATCTTAAAAATAAATTATTTAAAAATAAATAAAATGGAAAAATTAAACAAGTTTTGGGAATGGTTATCAGGTAAGAAAACAATTATCGGACTTATCGGGCTAAATGTAATGCAAATGGATTTAACATTTATTCATAATATGAATCCAGATTTAAAAACGTTGTTAATGTGGGTATTTGGCGCGCTATCTGGCGTTGGTTTAACTCACAAGTTAAAAAAGAATATAAAAAAGGACGAACTTAAATAAACCTGCCCTACAACATATAATCTTTTAGTTATAATTCAAAATATTATACCGATATTTACACTGTATTAATAACTAAAAATTTGCAATTATGAAAACTTTATTAGAAGTAAAAAAAGAATTAAATTGGCTAGGTGAAGTAATAGACTTACAAACTATTGGTAAGTACCAAGTCGCAACCTATAAAGAAAAAGATTTTGATACAAAAGAGATTACGGGTAATTTATGCTACCACGGGTATGTAGATGGTAAAGATTTAATGAATGAAACATTTAGAACATTTGAAGAATGTTTAGTTTGTAATATTGCTGTAAGCAGAGGAGACCACAACGGAGATGCTGGTAGGTATTTTATGAAAATGATAAAAAATAAATAACCGCTAGTTTCGCAAATTCTAGCGGAACTTTACCCGACTTTTAATTAGGTCGGGTTTTATTTTGCTATGTAGTTAAATATTACTACATTAGCAGACGTGAAAAACACTTCTTCTATATTCATAATAATTTGGTTTTAATAATCTAGCCCCTTAATTGGGGCTTTTTACATTTAGAAACTATGGAAAACAAAGCATGTCCTAAGTGCGGAAGCACTAAATTTCACAAAAAAGGATTTCACCAAAACAAACAGCGTTATAAATGTACAGAATGTGGTGCTAAATTTATGGAATCAACGGCTATTGATGCTGGTATAGAAAATGCATGTAATGATAGTCAAGTATCTAACCAAAATGTAAAGCATGGCTGGCTAAAAAATGATAAAGCTAGTTTATTCTTTACAAATCCAGACTACGAGCAAGAACAATTCGACCCTGATTCAATTGATTGGGAGTACATTTTAAAGCCGATAAAGTTTGAAATGCCCAAAGCTAACTATATTAAAAACGATGGCATTTTTGATAGGTTTGTGTACTCTGATACTCATATAGGAATGGAACCTAACCCTGATGGGTTTAGTTTATACGGTGGTAAATGGGATGAAAACGAATTACAAAATAGGCTAGTCGCTCTTGTTGACCATATAATTAAGCATAGAAATTCTGAAATGCTAATTGTTGATGACCTTGGAGATTTGGCTGACGGATACGATGGCAAAACGGTTAGAAGAGAACATGATTTACCTCAAAACATGGACAATCAAAAAGTATTTGATGTAGCATTAATGTTTAAATTTAACATGTATTTAATGCTTAAGCCACATTTTAAACTACTGGTATTTAATAACATTTGCAAAAGTAATCATTCAAGCTCATTCGATTACATTATAAATTCAGCATTTAAGAAGATGGTTGAACTAAACGACAAAAACACCAAAGTTGAAAATCACAGAAAATTTATAAACCACTACCGAATAAAAGACAATATATTTATAATTACTCACGGCAAAGATGATGAGCATCTAAAAACAGGATTTAAACCACACCTAGACCCTAAGCACCAAGAAAAGATTGACAACTATATTGATGATAATTATTTACTTCAACCGAACGCCAGGATAGAATTTGGCAAAGGAGATTCTCACCAAATGTTATTTGATTGGTCTAGCTCTGATAGATTTGACTATTTCAACTATCCGGCCTTAAGTCCTTCAAGTTCGTGGGTTCAAACTAATTTTAAAAAAGGAATAAGTGGTGCTGCAATGTTTAATTATAGAGATACTTTCGACTATAGCCCCCATCCATTATTTTTTAAATGGAATAAACAATAAGTACATATACAATAAATGTGTACCAAACCACACCATAATTACAGCTCATTTAGGTTATAATTTGAACTACATTAAATAAACATGTTTCACAACACATTAATACTTATTGTTATAATTTCATTTATTTGTAAATTGCAATTGATTATAGCGCAGCGTATGCGATTTAACGGTGGCAACATGCACCGTACGAAATAACGAACAAATTTACATACGAGTACTAATTAAAAAATAAAAAAGCTATGGATGTTAAAAAAGAGATTTTTAAAATTATGGTAGATGCTCAAGGGCAAATTAAACTTGGGAGTGATGGCGACTACTGCACAGAGGTTGCAGTTTTGGCTGATGATTACCAAGATGTAGTTGACAAAATATATGAAGGTATTGTTAAGAAATTAGAACACCACAGAGATACCACAGTTGGGTTATACGCTACCGATAAAGAAATTGGGAAACTACTTTATATGTTTTGGCAGCGGACTTCTGATGCCTGCCCGCTAGAATGCAGTGAAGCTGAAAAACAAGAAGCGGAATTTGAAGAGTGGGTTAAGAGTATTAGCTTTAGGATTGACTAATGTGCGAGGGCTTTTATTTTTTAATTGCCAGATTACCCACTAACACCCGAACGAGGCACAGACCTAAGCATGTTTTTATTGTTTGTTGTACGCTGAACTTTGCTAACATAACAAACTAAATTTAAAGATAAACAGTTAATAACCAGTACATACCGGCTATTATTTTTATACATTGTTAGGCGTATGTGCTTTAAGTAAATGATTATGAAACCACAAATAGGAGATAAAGTAAGAGTGAAAACCAAGCTTTATGGAGACAAACTTTGTGTAATAGACAGGGTGGATAGCAAAACCATACATTTTAAAAATAGGAGTAAGTTTGGTTTGACTGTAAATGCTGATAGAGTTAGATATACAAGCAATACTTGGAGAGGTGCAAACTTTGAATATACCAGCATTAATTAGCATTACGTACAACGGGTTCGCAATATAAAACTGTACGATTATTTGAGAATGAAGATAAATAGAATTACTAATTTTAAATAAAAAATAGTTATGGAAGATATTAATATTACGGCACAAAGTGTAGATTGTTTTAAGAAAGCAGAAGAACTACTTAAACAACTACCTGAAAATATTCTGTCACAAATCGAATCTGCTACGTTTGGTGGAGTTGGATTAGAATGTATTATTAAGGATAAATATACATCTGTTCAAAGAATATTTTTACCTAATAAAGTTACTCAAATTAGTTATTTTGAGGATTACATAGGCATTTATTGCGATAAGTTCTTTTTTAAGCTAACAGGCGAATTATATAAAAGAAAGCATGAGTATGTATTTATGGAGTGTGAGGGCTTTATTTAAAATTGATTAAGAAAGTAAATATTAACCAAAGGCACTCATTGAGTATGTTTTATGATTGCGTGTAATAGTAAAACCCTTTTTTTTGTGCGGAGGGATTAAACGCATGATAATTAAATATATAATATGAAAACGATAACAAAATTTAAAGCCATTGACGGCAAAGAGTTTACAGACAAAGAAGAATGTTTAAACTACGAATTACTAATTGAAAAAGTAGATACTATAATGGCTTTATTGCCCCCTAAACCAAATGATGATGGGTGCAGTTTTTCAAATGGTGACGGATATTTACAACACAATAAAGCGACTTTAAGAAATGCACAATTACATATACTTGAATTATGTAAAAAATACATAGACCATAAATGGATACAAGAAACTATTGATGATGAAAATGTGCATTTATCTTATGTTGGTAGATTGATTGATGATTACAATATAAAGCCAATTAATAGTGCTTGGTTTCGCTTTATGTGTATTGATAAAGACAGTAGAGAATGGGGGCAACCTTATTATGCTAACAACCCTAAAGAAGGTAAGCAAGTGAGCGTTGGCTAATTATTGGTAACCGTTGAGTACATGAAGCGTTGCGATTAAATAGTAAAAAACTTTAAATATAGAACAATGGAAGCAGAATATTACGATGCCAAAAATAACAGTGAGCTTAGCAATGATTTATGTACATTGTTAAGCACACGTGGCTTGTTCATTGGTGGCAAATGCCAAGTATTTGATGGACAAGCATGGATGAAAAAAGGAGACATAGGTAACAATGAATGCTACTATGTTGATGCCACCATTTTGAGCGTTGGCAGAACTGAATTTAATGAGATTATAGTTGATGTAAAAATGCACGATGGTAGATTAAGCCACGGACACTATTTAGAGGGTGTGCGCCATTGTGCTTAACGAGCTCCAGCGTAAGCGGAGTCAAATGAAATAACTAAAAATTATAAAATTATGGATAATATATCAAATCTACAATGTAAGTGCTGTGGTAATGGCGGACTTAATAAACCTGAGTTAATAGATGGATTGTGTCATGAATGCGCAGAGATAGAAGCTTATTATTGCACATCTTGTGGAGCCATGTTTGAATTAGAATGCTGTTGCGATAGCGACGAATAATAATAATTTTCATTTTTAGGGATGAGAATTTGCACTCGCTTCAAGGCTTGATTCCGTTTACGCTGTGTTATCAAGCGTGCTATGAGGCACTTAGTATAGTATTCATTATAAACGTTAAATATATAAATTATGAAAAATCAAGTTGAGTACAGAGTTATTGAAGGCGACAAAAAAACCTTTGAAGGTGAATTAAACAAGTGCATTAAAGAGGATTGGAATCCTACTGGTATATTAAATACGACACATACCGATGAAGGTTTTTGGTATTCTACGCTTGTAATTAGGCCACTAGAAGCATAAAATAATTTATGCCTGTGAGCTGGAGCTCGTTGATCAAGCATAGTGTGTTTAGATCGAGAGGCAACGAACGATCACACACGTGCCTCAATGGCATGCTTGATCAACTATAATTAAACACACCTAAGTTAATTAATTAATAATAAAACACTTAAAAATGGAATTGACAGAATTAAAATTAAAATATGTCACGATACTGGACGTTCATACAAGATCAAATCAAACGAAAAAACAATATTATTCTTGTATTAATAAATTCTGTAAAGAAAATGCCAGGGTGTATAGATTATCTAAAGAGCAGTTAATTGAATATCTGGCATTATTTAGAACGAGATATTCAGATTCCTATTATAATGTTATGGGGTCAGCTTTGAAATTATTTTACAAAGAAGTGTTGAATCAGCCAAATAAGATGAATTGGTTTAAAGCGATTAAATCAAAACCTGTTTACCACGACATTATGAAAGATCATGAGTTTATTTCCATGATGAAAAATTGCGGTAACATAAAACATAAATTAATAGTTATATTACTTTATTCAACAGGTATAAGAGTAGGTGAACTTGTTGATATTAAACTATCAGATATCGATTTAACAAACAATTGTATATTTATTAATAGTCTTAAGGGTGGTAAAAATAGGAATGTATCTATACAGCCATTAACAATGAAATATCTTAAGGTTTATTTAAAAGAATACAATCCGGAGGAATATTTGCTAAATGGTCAATTTGATTTAAAATACTCAATAGGTAGTGTTCAGAAAATTGTAAAAAAAGTATCTAATGGCAAATATACACCGCATGATTTTAGGCATTTGTTTGCTACAAAAACAATTGAAAAAGAAAATGTTTTTGCCGTACAGGAATTATTGGGCCATAGATCATTAAATTCTACAATTCATTATAACCACATACCCAAAGATAAATTAAACACAATGTATAACCCTTTAGATGCTATACAACATACCAACTAATTAGGCTATTATCCGTAATACTATTAAATTAGCTTAAAATTACAATTATGGATTTATCAGAACATACAAAATTAGAAAATAGAGCTTTTGATGTAATGAAATCAATTGAGCTATGTGAAAATAGGTTAAGAACCTACCATGACACTGTAACCTGGGAAGATCAGAAACCTAATACAGAAGCTTATTTATTTGAAAAAAGATCATGGTATATTACAAACATTGAAACCTACGAAAATAGAAGGAAAGCGTTATATAGAAGATATCAGGAACTAACTAAACAAATGAAAGATGATTAAAGAAATTGAAATAAACGGTAACATTTATACGGTACAATACGAAGTTAAAGAAAGTACTGTAAGAACAACGGTTATCATAACGTCAATATTAGATGATAGTAATAATAATCTTTGGGACTTTTGCGAGGATTTTGATTTATGGAACGATGTAGAAGAAATAGTATTATCAAAACATTTTAAGCATGAAATTTAAAACAAAAACACTCGACAACTATTACACCCTCAAAAAACTATTATGGTTTAAAATAATGGTTTTATACGGCTGGTGTGAGGGTAAGATAAGAAGTATTAAACTAACTAAACAAAAACCTTTTTAAGATGGAAGTAGAAATAAAAAGCAATTTATACCTTTGGGATAAAGTAAGCGAAACAGATCCGAATTACACAAAAAAAGTAACATTTGGTAGAAGCTTTACAAGTATAAATGCGCAGTATCAGATTAAGCAAGCAACTAAACACCTAGGAGAATATGGAAAGTGTTGGGGTATTTCATCTATTAAATATGATTTTATAGATTTAGATAAAAATCAAAAAATGGCATTAGTTAGAGCTATGTTTTTTACTGAATCTAAAGAAAATACATTCCCAGTAAGCACCTCTATTATGGTTCAAGAATGGAGCGACAAGAAAAGTAAATTAGTTATCGATGATGAATTTGCAAAAAAAGCAGAAACAGACATTACGACTAAAGCTTTAAGTAAATTAGGTTTTAGCGCAGATATATTTCTAGGCCAATATGATGACAATCGATACGTAAACAGCCTAAAAGAAAAGTACAAAGAAGAACCAAAACCTAAAGGTAGGCCAGAGCTTAAAGACAAATCAGAAGCTTTTAATAAAGTAGTTACAGCTTTACAATCTGGACAATATAAAATTGCAGATGTTAAGACAAAATACACATTAAGTTCTGAAATGGAAGAAACATTAAAGACTTACGAAAAGTGAAAAGATATAAATAAACTAGTACAAACTTTTAATTTAGAACCATGCAAAAACACGTAGTAATAATAGAGGATGAATATTTTAAAGCTAATTATAGTATCTTTAAAAATCCTAGTTGTGTATGGACTAAAACAATAGTTGAAGACGAACTTTTTAAGGATGATGAACTACACGCCAAACTATTAAAAGCTAAAAAGAAAGCAGAAAAAGAATTGAGAGATTACGAGTACAATATAAGAAATAACTTTAAACGATAAATATGGAAATCAAAGGAAAGGTAACACATGTATTAGAACCAGTAACCGGAACAAGCGAAAAAGGTGATTGGAAAAAGCAAACAATAGTAATATTAGAAGACAAAGAACAGTACCCAAAATCAATTGCTTTTGATGTTTTTAACGACAAGGTAACGGCTCCGAATGTTGGTGATAGTATAACAGCAGCAATTAACCTAGATAGCCGAGAGTATAATGGCAAATGGTACACAAATGTTAATGTATGGAAACTTGATATTATTAATAGTACAACAACAGTTTCAGAAGGTAATACTGTTGAGGTAAGTTCAGAACCTTTAGAAACAGACGATTTACCATTTTAACCCTGAAAAACTCAATTTAAACTTTAAATTTTCGGTTAATATAATAACTAAAAAACATAACTATGGGACTACACAAATACAGCGAAGAAAAGCAAGGGATTGAAACTCATTTCGAGCAATCGCAAATTGACAAAGAAAAAGTTACCAAAAAGGGAACTGAAGAAAGTTATACTATTTCAAAGTGTAAGTGTGGTTTAGATAATCCAGCAAAATTTGGAAAGTTCAACCCGAACTTTGATAAATACAATATAGAATTATGAAAGCAATAGCATTCATGGTATTAATATTTAGCTTTGTACTAATATCCGAAATAAGAGTATATATTAACCCCTTATGGGTTATTTTATGGCATATATTAGCCATTAATATATTTGTTCTATGGGATAAGATAAAAGATATATTTAACTTTAAAAAATAGGCTTAAAATGAAAATTAAAAAAACGCATTTAATAAATATATGGCTATTGTGCATCTTTATACTTACTGGTTTTTTGCAAATGATTATAGGACATGCAATTGAGGTTCATAATGGATTATCGCACATGATGTTTAATTTTTGGTGGCAATATGGGCTTGAGTCATTATTTTATTCAGCTTGTCATGTGGGATTGTATTTTTGGTTTAAAAATAAATCATAATTATCGTATATCGCGTATCGCAATATGCAATAATATGTTAATTAAGCGTTCAGATTTAACATGTTTACTTATATCGCAATATCCGATATCCGAATAAAGGATGCTATACAACATATTGACAATAAGATAAAATTGATTAACTTAGTATTGAATTTTAAAAATAGAAATGATGAAATTAATAATTAAAGACGAAAGCAGAGAAGATGTAGAAATTGAACAAAAGAATATTACAATTAGACTTAATAAAGATGTTGATTTTCGCATTGAAGTAAATAATTTTGGAGAACTAGAAATAACTAAAGCTAATTTCGGAAGCGGTAGCGGTTCTATCAATATAGAACCGTGCGTTTCGAATAATATTAGATTAAAATAACTTTTTTCATAGTAGTTTTGGGTTAAATAAATAAGGGCAGGAACTAACAAACCTGCCCTTTTAGAAACAATGAAATTATGAAACACTTAATTATACTTATTACTTTATTTTCCTTACTCAGTTTCAAAGGCAAATATACGGTAAAAGATACAAACGACAAAGAAACTATATTTAAATTCGATACCTATTCAGGTTGGTACTACGACTACGAAACATTTTATTACTTCGATTACTGGATTAAACGCGATATAATGACCATTGTTTATAAAAAGCACGGGGTTTATGAAGGTACAAGATACTATAGGATAGTTGGAGATAAGCTAATAGAAATAAACACGAGTTACACTTTAATACTTAGAAAACATGACTAAAGAAGATATTGAAACATTAAAGGAGATATCCGAAGAATTAAAATCAATAGGAACAATTAACCTTCTAGTTTCTTCAGATAAAATAAATAAAATCATCCAGAAATACGACACTAACCTTGAGGATAGGCAATTAGACTTTAGTGCTGAATTATATGCTAATTATTCAGATAAATATGACGATAGTACTTTAAGCCAATTTTATGAATACTGGACGGAACACGGGAAAAACGACCGGAAAATGAGATTTGAAAAAGAAAAAAGCTTTGATATATCCAGAAGGTTGAGAACATGGCAGCGAAACACAAAGAAATTTACTAACCCAGACAATAAAAACGTAAATCAGATATGGGATTAATTAGAGAACTAATAAATAATCCTAACCATAAAGGAGGCATTGAACGCTGTTATTATCAATGTGAAATGTCAAAGGCTGGTCAATATTGGATGGCTATTACTGAACAATATATTGATAAACCTAAAAAAGAACCTAATATAAAAGATGCATGGAACAATACAATTCTTTGGGCTTTAGGTAATCCTAAATGCAAAATTGATCTTCTTAAAGGGATTGGTTTAGTTGGAAGAACTGGTTCAGGCAAAACTATTACCATGCATATTCTAAACGATTTCATTAAGATTGATGAGATTAAATACAAACGAGGCAAAGACATGGTTAATCTTAAGTTTAAAATGGAATCTGCTTTAGTTATTGCTTCTGAATACGCTCAACAAGGTGATGTAATAATACAAAAATACTCGAACTTTGCTAATCTTTGCATTGATGATTTAGGGGCCGAGAACAGCGAAAAGAGTTATTTTGGTAATAAGGTTAATGTTATCCAGGAAATAATTGAAAACAGGTATAACAACGGGCTTATGATTCATTTCACAAGCAACCTCAATATGGATTTAATCCAAAAAACATATGGCGATAGGGTTTATTCAAGACTTTACGATGCTTGTAATGTATTAACTTTAAACGATTGTGATTTTAGATTACTTAAAAACAAATAGATATGAAGGTAAGTTTTGATTTTGACGGCACTTTAGATAGAAAGGTTGTTCAAGATTATGCAAAAGAATTAATTATTAAAGGTTGTGATGTTTGGATATGTACGGCAAGATTTAGTCCCCAAAATGCACCTAATCCAAATTGGAACGACGATTTATTCCAAGTATGCGATAGTGTTGGCATAAATAAAAATAATGTTATTTTTTGCGAAATGTCTGATAAGTACAAGATATTAAAAGATAATGGTTTTATTTTTCATTTAGATGATGATCGGGAAGAATTAAAGTTAATTAATAAACATACTAATATTAAAGGTATTTCAGTTTTTGGCACAACTTTATGGAAGAATAAATGCAATAATGCTCTACAACACATTAAATAATTAGTTATTAACAATAGAAAGTTATAGTTTAGTTGAAAATTTAAAACTAAAGATATGAAAATAACAAAAGAACAATATCAGGATGCGTTAAACATAGTAATTAACTATAGAGATCAGTTAAAAGCAGAAGTTGATAAGATAAACAATATAGTTAGCAAAATTGACATTAATGATAATATCGCTAGTTTAGATTTAAAATGGAAAACGAAAAATATGATTTGTAGAGCCATAAAATTATATAATAGGTTAAATCATATTGAGTATGATCAAAATAAACCATTTAAACTTAAAGACCTTTTAAAATTATCAACTACGGATTTAAGAAAAACCGCTAACATAGGGGTAAAGACTATCAATGAAATACAATCATTTTTAAATAAATACAACTATCAATTAAAATAATTTTCTTATCTTTGCATAACAAGCGAGCTGAAACCGCTTATAAAAATCGTATAATGAGTTTAGTAACTTCAAATATAAATAATATTTCAAACAGGGGAGGCCAGTACGAGCCAGTTTCAGCCCCTGTTTTTTCTTTTTTATATAGGGAGTTAACAACGATTCTTCCAGCAATAGTTAACACAACTTAAAATAAGCCTATATTTAGAGTGATACAAGTCTCATGCACATAAACGACTTAGAACCGACAAAAAGGTGCTTATTTAACACTTAAATCGTATCCAAGACTTCGAAAACTTACTTTCTGATACGAGCCTCAACTTTATTCCGCGATTCTTTATACAGCAATTAATTATGGTGATGTAGGTTATTACTCTTATCCTGGGGAGGGGGAGGGTAATAACTTACTTTTTCACACCTAACAATATAACCGCTTCATCATTACCAGCAATCAATATATTATGGGACTATCAATAGAAGAACAACGAGAACTAATAAGACAACAAAAAGCAGATCAAGGTGAATTTGTTTCAGTTGTTAAAACTAAAAGACCTAAAAAGAAGAAAGATAAGCTTAATAAAAAGCGAAACAAAACGAAAGTAAAAGCAAATAAGCCTATAAAGAAAACTTATAAAGACAAATATTATAAGTATTTAAATAGCACTGAATGGGCAAATATAAAATTAGATGTTATGCAACATAGAGGTAAGGCTTGTGAATTATGTGGAAGTAACCTAAATTTACAATTGCATCATAAGACCTATGAAAATGCATTTGAGGAAGAACCTGAAGACTTAATTTTACTTTGCCGGAATTGCCACAAAGAACAGCATAAATTATAGAAACTGTTATATAAACTAACTAAACATGTATAGAGGATACAAAATAGAATTACTTAATAATGTCTATGTTTATTCAGACAGTAAGCAGCCTGTATCTGAAAACAAACAAAGGAAATGTGGCAAATGCAATCTAGAACAAACAGAAGATGGTCATGATGGATGTTTAGGTAAACTACCTGGATTAATGAATGCCTGCTGCGGACATGGACACGATAAACCCTATGTGCAATTTATGGATGGATTTGTAATAAAAGGTAATGATGCTAAGATAGTTATAAAAATACTTAAACTAACTAAACATTATAAAGATCGAATTACAAGAATTAAAATTATACAGCAAAGTTTATGAGAATGAATTTGAAGACAATATAATTACTTTAGATTTAATAAACTTTGAGGACATGATCCGCTTTAGAAAATGGAAGCAATTTCGGCCAATACCAAATGATTATTTATCTGAACTTCTAGGATTCCAACATATTGGAGAAAGGACAATAAATGATTATGAAAAAGAAAATAGATATTCGTTGCATAATGTAATAGATGGTAGTAGTAGTTTTATTTTAGCTTTAAAACACAGTACTTACGGGGGTGAAGATTATTGGGAATGGGTTGTTTATATTGACAATGAACAAATATACACCTATCAAGAAATAGCCTACATTCATCAAGTGCAAGAATTGTATTATATTCTTACTGGAAACATTTTAAACTAACTAAAAACAAAACACAATGAAAAGTAAAGTTGAAATTATTCACAAAAACGGCCAGCCTTATGGGATTAGAAATAAAGGCGGATATTTATTATTCTTTCCAAAAGTTACTAAAGATCAAGAAGAAAGATATATTCAAGAATTAGATGATTTGTTTTATCTTGCTAATACTATAAAAAAACATTTAGAAAACTATACAAACCAATAAACATAAGTAAAGAAAACTTAATAATCTATACTAAAGAATAAAATTATGGAAGAAGGAAAAGAAAAACAATTAAATAAAAATTTTATTAAGGGTTCAGAATCTGGATTTAAATTTTTAGCAGAGGTAATAAAAGAAGCATTAAATGGAAAAGATTTGCTAACCAAAGAGGAGTTAACTTTTATTATTGTTTATGGTAAAACTAAATTGAAAGAATTAAATAACAATTAAAACTAAATAGATATGAAAACTTATTTCAAGTGCTACGATGAAGATTATAAAATGGAGTATGTGTCTAATGAATCTTATTTGCTTCCAGATAATTACATGGTAAGATATAATGATGAAGATTATTATGTTTATCAATCTTATTTAGATTTAGAAAGAAATTTTAATGTTATTGAACTAAGAAAACCGTAACCCATGCTCCACAGCATATAAAACAATAGAACTTAATTAAACAATTAGTCGTAAATTTGAATATAGAAATTTATAATTAAAAAAGTTATGAAACCATCAAACATTAAAAGTTATCCTTGGAGTTCGGTAATTGGCAAAGCAGAAGCAGAAACAGTCGCTTTAAATATAATCAAAATTTTAAAAAGAAATGGCGATAAATTTAGAAAGCTAGGATTTAAAGAGTATAAAGAAGAGCGATTAAAAGATGGTAATTATTCTGAATTAGAAAAGCACTATTTTAATCAGGTAGTTGATTATTGTAAAAGCGGTAAAGCTGCTAAATCATTTGCAAAAAGTTGGAACAATGAAATACAACACTAAAAACGAATATAAAAAACAACAGGCTATAAATGGAATTTAATTTTAAAAACGGAAACGACATAATTTTATTTAAAGATCAATCAAACTACATGATTGAAAATGAAAAGATATGCAATTTTGAAGAAATTAAATTAACTAGAACAAATCAGCAAAATAGAGCTAGATGGAAATACCTTAATAATATAGCTGTAATTTTAAACGAACGAGGCTGGACTTTAGAAATTCCAAATACACAAATGGAGGTTAAGTATACAAAAGATAATTTATACGAAATGTATTGGCAATCACTAAGACAAACTATGTATCCTGGGAAAACAAAACAATTAGATACAAAAGAGTTTTCAGAGCTAGTTGAAATGGTTAAAATGATGTTTGCTAAAATATTTAGTATTAACATTCCTTTTCCAAACTGGAAGGATAAAACGAGGGAAGAGTTATGATAAGCGAAAAGAGAAAAGCAGAGTTTATAATTGAAAGTGTGTGCCAGTATTACAATATAACTCAAGAAGATATATTTTCCAGAAAAAGATATAGATATTTAGTAGATGCTAGGCACATTAGCATGGCATTATGTAGAAGAAAAACAAGCCTATCTCTTGAGCAAATAGGATTAATTCACAATAGAGATCATGCAACAGTTTTACATTCTATTAAAAAGATAGACGGACTGATGACATATGACAATAAAATAATTGAGCAACATAAAGAAATAGATATAGCAACATCAGGATTAGACAAGCTTAAAAAAAGCTATAAAGATTTGTTAGATGAGATTAATTCACATGTTTATTACACACTGAATTATATAATTAGTAATTCTATAAATATAGCTCAACTTTAATGCTACAAAACATATTTTATAATTAAAACATAAGTAGTAAATTGCAAAAGATAACGTAAATAATATGGGCTGATTGCTCAACCAGAATAGCAGAAACTTTAATTTAAAAATACAATATTATGAAACAGGAAAAATATAAAAGACCAATTGGCAATTTGCCTATATTTAGTGTTACCCACCGTTGTTTACTTAAACCTTACGGTGAGGAAGAAATGAAATGTTTAGCTTGTGGATACATTACATTCAGAGATGACACTAAAACAACACAAGAAATTATAGAACAAATGATAAAAGATGGTTACGACATACCTGATTGCTCCAATGGTGGGTAACGTAGATGCTGTATGAATAGTTACGTGCTACCTAACTCACAAATGATAAATTGAAATACAAACTTTAAAATATAACGTGCGATGGCAGATTTAATTGATTTAGAAAACATGATTTACGCAATTGCGGAAGCTCACAAAAATGGAGCAGAAATAAACTTTAGTGAACGTGCAGTACAGGTGCTTGCAAAAGCTAATGCAGTACGTATAGAAATGATTAACGAGATGTGCGATGACATAGACCCTGAACAATGCGATGAGCAATTATTTATACAGCTTGTTAGCAACCGTACTTCCGTTGATTTTAAGAAGCTACGAGATGCCTATTTTAAGGAACACGTAACCCACAAGACAACCGATGGAATACCAATGGTATGCACACACCCACACAACTTATTTGAATGGTTTAAAGCTGAACTAAAAGAGTATGGTCGCTAACACCCGTATAAAAAGCGTTTTAATGCATTTTATACTATGTTATCAAAAACAAATTAAATTGAGAAGAAAGAAAAAACAAATAGACACCGGACAATGGTATAAGGTATGCCAAAAATGCGGAAATTACTTTTTAATACATAACTTAGATTTAAAATACTGTAGAAAATGCATAAAACTAAAACAGGAAGGGCAAATATAAATTTTTACAATCGTGACAACATCGAATTTATGAAAGATATTCCTGATAATTATTATGATTTGGCTATTGTTGATCCGCCTTATGGGATTGGACAACATAAGGCAGCAGGTAAAAGAAAAAACAGTTGGCAGCCCTATGTTAACCATGAAAAAAAATGGGATAAAGAACCGCCAAAACAACAGTATTTTAATGAATTATTTAGAGTAAGTAAAAACCAAATTATTTGGGGCGCTAATTATTTTGTTTCTAATCTTCCAGTTTCTTCAAATTGGATAGTATGGGACAAGTTGCAGCCAGAAGGATTATCTTTTTCAATGCACGAGTTAGCATTCTGTTCTATTAAGGCACAGGCAAGAATTTTTACTAAATCAATTGAAAAAAATAGAGCCACAAACAAAGAAAGTGCAAAGAAATATGAACGCATACACCCAACACAAAAACCCGTTAAACTATATGAATGGCTATTAACTAACTACGCCAAAGAAGGAGATAAAATACTAGACACTCACGGCGGTTCTGGATCAATATCTTTAGCTTGCTGGAATCTAGGCTTTGATTTAGACCTATGTGAACTAGACGAAGATTATTTTAATGATAGCTGGAAAAGATTTGAATGGCATGCTAGACAACAACAACTATTTTAATTATGATTAAAGAAAAACCCTGTAAAGGAATAGGAAAAGCAAAATGTTTTCAAGGTTGTGGTAAAACCGTTTTAAAGCGTCAATACGGGCTCTGTTTTGATTGCTTGAGGGAATGGACTAGAACAACCACTGAAGGTCAAGAATATGCATTAAAAATGATTCCTAAAGCTAAAAAGCAACTATCTAAAACAAAGAAAGAAAAAACCAGAAAGGAAAAGATAGAAGCTAAGTCGATTGATTTATTAAAGCTTGATGCTAGAAGACCTTTTCAAAAACTGATCAGGATAAGAGATCATAGAACTAAATGTATTTCTTGCGGGGTACAATTACCCTTTAGTATCGCTGATTATCAAGGCGGCCATTTATTTAAGGCGGAGCTTTATAGCGGTTTGATATTCCATCCAGATAACGTGCATGCCCAATGTATCAGATGTAATCACATGCTATCAGGAAACGAAGCCGGATATATTAACGGATTAATTAAGCGAATTGGTTGGGCAAGATACACTAAATTAGTATCTTTGCAAGAGTCTCTAAGGTCTTATAAATGGGATAGATACCAACTAATCGAACTAAAGAAACACTACAAGCAGCAATTAAAACTTGTTGAATCTGGAGACTTAGAAATAAACGAAGTAGATTATTCACCAGGAATTTTAAAATTATAAGTTATGAAAAAGATTAAAAGTAAAAATTTACGCACAAAAATGCCATTACTTTCTGCATTTTTAATGTTTACCTGTTTACATTATTGGCAATCTCCATTATGGGTTTATATTACATTTGGGTTTCTTTATTTAGTTGTTTTAATTATGGCTATACATGAATTTATTTATGCTGAAGAAATAGATTTGTTTGAAAAGGACGGTACTTATCAACAAGTAGTTGAAAAAATAGACGATTTAATCAGTCATAAAGGCAAATTTCAACAGCGGCTAGAAGAAATGGTAAAAGAAAGAGGTGTAAATAAAAAATAAAATTATAAGTTATGAGCATCCAAGTAAGCACATTTAATCAAGAAGAATTACAAGCAGAAATAGCAAAAGCTGCTCCAATAATTAGAGATTATATAAAAGCTTTAAAAAACGTAAATAAGGCCAATCAAAACACAATTAATTCAGCTATTAAAAAGATACGCGAATTGTCTATAATGATGAATAATTTAAAATAAAAATTAATTCTGAGGGATAACTAACCCCTGATAGACTATTATAAATCCGTTTGCACGATTTACCTGGACGGGGTTAGTTTTTTTAATGACTAAATGAGTAGTCACACTACGCAAAATTAAACATATGATAGAAATAACATTTCACAATAAGACAACTAAAATAGAATCTTGCACTATAAGCAAGGAAGGAAAAGAACACCACTTTGAGGGTAAGCAGGCAAAAAAATTATGTGCTATGGCAGCTAATTATAGTAACAATGATTTAAAGAGGTTTGTAGATAATTTATAACGATGGGTGTATATTGTCGTAGTTTTTTCAGCTATGCAATATGACACCGTGTTATGTATCTGGCGCATTATTAACCGCCTAAAGCTGATTAATAGCACGGTAATTTTATTGTTTTTTTGTGGGTTGGAGAACAATTTTAGAATAAAATTAAGTATTTACTGAAAATAATTGCTAAAATGTTTGGAGTGTATTAAGTATATGCTTATATTTGTATCAGATAATTAAGTAATCAACTTTTAAAAACAAACGATATGACTTTTTACGGAACATCTTCAAACGGAAAAACACCAGTAATGACAGCAGAATTATTAGAAGGTAGAGGAATTACAAGAATTGATAACGAACCAAATAGACTTTTAACTCACAAGTGTAAAATTTACAAAGGGCTTTATACTTACTGGCTTTCAGAAAAAGCTTTTACAAAACTACAAGAAACTACAAACCTAGAGAGAGCTTGCATTTAAGTTCTCTTATTAAAATAAAGCCATGGAAGCGAAAGAAATAAAAGAATACCACGACAACGGAAAATTAGCCTACGAAGAAACTAGAGTAACTATACCAAAAGATAAAGAATATCTATACCCGTATAGAGTACAACATGAGGATGGTTATTGTTGGATTAGAATAGGAATACAAGCCAAATACCATGATAATGGATTGCTTGCTTGGGAATTACAACGAGATAAAGAAGGTAAGGTAATTGACAGTAAAAAAGGATTTAGAAAAGATGGTACAGCAATACAGTATTAACGAACTAAAAAAGGAACTGAAGCTATCGAATAAAGAGATAGCTCAGTTTTTTAATATGACATATGGAGCATTTGCAAACAGTAGCGCAAAACAACGATACGAAACTGCACTATGTAAGTTCTACTCTTTTTTAAGGGAGGGAGAAAAAAATAATAAAATTACTTCCACTGAACTTGATTAAATGTACTGCATTGCGCTTGTACATAACGCTAGTATAAAATGCGTTTTAATGAATTTTATATAATGTTATAAATTTAGTATCTTTGTTATATGTGGGAACAAGATAATACCTATGATAGATTCTATGAAAACTGGCTGAGAATATCGGCACAACTGGAAGTCGTAGGTATTATTTCCAACGCTCAACTGCTAACCGAAATGAATACTCTATTTATTTTAGAAAACAATTACTGCTATTCAGATCATTTATTAAACTAATGACACCAATTAAAAGAAACAATCTAATAGTTTATGTTATGGAAGACATCCAACTAATACCAGAAAGACGCTTTACAGTAAGAGACAAAGAAAAGTTTAGTCTAGTAAGCAAAAGAGAAGTTTACAAAAACGGAAAACCTACCAACACCTATAGGTACTACCAAGATTCAGTAGAGATTCAAAAAGATGTTTATGATATGCTGGCTAAATGGCATGAAGAAAATTAGAAATTATGGAACTTATAGAATTACTTAACAACACAAGTCCCGCTAGAGTTATATTTTATTCGATAGTATTTTTAATAGCAATAAATATAATAGGGTATTATGTTTCAAATGTGATATTAGGTATATTTAAAAGAAATAAATAACCTGTTCTACAACACATCAATTAATTAGGTACTATTTACAAAGGGCTGTATATTTACAGTATAATTATTAATTAAAAATTTAGCACGATGAAAGACTTAATTAAAACTTATCAACAAAAAATTGAAGGTTACAGTACCGACATTAGATTAATAATAGAATCTATAGCTTTAATGAAACAGGGCGAAACACCTAAGATTTATTTTGATGATATAGAGGAAGCATCAAAAAAGCGATCTAAACTAGATGCGTTAAGGCAGCAATTATTTCAGGTTACTAAAGATTTAGAAGATTATTTATAACCGCTAGTTTCCGCTAAATTCTAGCGGTCGAAAAGGCTCGGGTAATACCGGGCTTTTGGTGGTAAAAACTAAAAGTTATGAAACAACTAGCCCAACAACTACAAGAATTATCTAAACAGATAGAGAAACAAACAAAGCTAAAATATAAATTAGCAAGTCAGATGAACCAGGTAAATTTGAAGCGATGACAAAGTGTTGTATAGAAAGGGGTAAATGTTGCGCTTAGTGGAGTGTACATTAAGCTAAGAATTGCGGTATAAATGAAAGCGACAGGGTAACCGCTACCCCTTTCCATATTGCACATAATAAAAAATAATCATGGAAGCAACAATTTACTATCAAGGCATAGAGTTCATAGTTAACTACGATTACACACCTAGTGAATCATCAACAGGTAGTACCGCACAGGTAATAATTAATAGTTTTGAATCTGTAGAACAAATTACCTTAACCGATGATCTTTTAATAGAGTTAATTTCTATTAATGAGCACTTCGAAGAAAAGATAATTGAAATAGAGCGGGGATACTAACGGTTTAAGTAAGTTGCCGTTGATTGTTGAATAACTTACCGCAGATAATGCGAGATACTAACTTTAAAATATAATGTGCGATGGATTTAAAAATAACATGGATATGCCACTTAAAAGATGAAAAGTGGGGATTTAGTGGTTTACTTAATGGTAGAGAATTAAATGAAGAAACCAAAAAAGAAATTAAAGATTTGATTGAAGAAGATATTTATGATGCTATTTATAGCAATGGCACGATGGCAATAGAAACTGAAACGGGAGAAAAGCAATGCAATTTACCTGTTGTTAGCAATAACGATGCGAAGGATATTTTGAGCGATGGGAAAGTGGTGGTTTGCCCTTACGATAGAAACCCAGATAACTGCAATAGAAAGGCAGATACGTGTTTTGAGTGCATACCTATTTAATAGGCAAACTGATTGCTAACGGAAAATATAAGATTAGTAAGGGATTAAAAGCAGTAGCCTACCTTGCTAAGACTAGATAAATTAAAGGCGATACTGTTAAAATACGCACGACACCCTTATTAATTTTATATGGTGTTAGGCACTTTTATTTTAGCGATGGGAAAATTTACCGAATTACTAGAAAAGAACTTTAAAGAAGATCAAGAACAAGGATGCTGCCCTGCTGAGTCAAAAATGGCATATGCAGGTAGCCATATATTTGATTTTACAACCTACGATGAGGAAGCGGATGTATTGTTTGCTAAAAATATGATTGAAGTACTTAAATGCATTTTAGATAAAGAACCGTTTGAGTACCAAAAAGACGAGAAACAATACATTAACTACCTAACTATGGTTAACATGCCATTTTTGACGGACAAATTAGAGTGGGGTGGCTCAATTAGGGGTGCTTGGTTTGATAACTGGCAAGAATACGAGGTTGATTTTATTAAGATTGAAAAGCAAGAATTAGAAATATTTATAGCAGACCTAATTGAGTGGGCTAATTGTGCCTAACACCCGTGTAAAATTGCGTATTGAACGCAGTGAAATATTAATTTTAAACTATGTTAGCATACTAACCAACATAATATAAAATGAGAGAACAACTAACTAAAAAAGATTTAAGCAAAGTAAAAGGAGGTGTAAGCTTTGATTATTGCGGTAGGTGTGATACTTACTATCCTAAGTATTCTAACCACAAATGCCCAGAAAATCAACCTTCTGGTGGTAGTCATTAAACTTAGCCCCTCTTAGGGGGGGTTAAAACTTGAAACAATGAAAGCAAATGAATTAAGAGTTGGAAATTACATACAGCAAATAGACCAAAAAAGCGAATTTGAATTTTTACAAGTAGTATATGGCATAAACAACGAAAGTGTTTGGATACATTGCAACGAGGAAAGCGATGTGATTGATTACCTAGAAGCCATACCTATTCCACTTACTGAAGAATGGTTAGTTAAGTTTGGTTGGCAATATTTCAACGGAAAAACATCAGGAACTTTAACAAAAGACACAGACGTTAAACTTGATATTGATTTTTACAAAGGTAAGCTACAGGTTAAAAGTCATTATGAAGGTGAACATATGTACAGAATATTGCCGGTAAAATACGTCCACCAACTACAAAACCTATACTTTGCATTAACAGGAGAAGAGCTAAAACTAAAAGAATAGAAACAATGGAAATAAAAAGAGGATATACATTAAGTCAGTTTATTGATGAAATTAAAAAAGTAGATGCTTCGCCTTTATATAAGTTTCAAAAAACTTTAGCATATAACGAACTATACAAACAACCATTAAAGAAAGAAATGTTTGTTAATGAGTTGGAAGTACCTTTAGAAATGTATTACAGACCCGATGAAGGAGTACAGAAATACCCTCAGGAATGTTTTTTAGAAGACAAAAGAAAGTTTGAAGAAGCCGAAAAGAAAGTAATATTTAAGGGGTTTAAATCAACAGAAATAGAAATTGACAACGGAATTAAGGAAACCCATTATAGTTGCGGTGGAATAAATATAATATACGCACATACATCTAACCGCTTTTATCATATCGGGGGCGATCTATTCGAAGCAACTAACGGAGAACTTGAAACTCAAAATTTAGAGATATGAAACAATTATCATTTGAAAATATAGAACCTACACAAAGTTTTATTATTAAAACTGAATTTGGCAAGGCATTATTTGTAAAAACAGAATACCACTATGGAGACAATTCCATATGTGTAGAAAGCCAAAACGGAACCTATGAAAAAGGAAGAGGCTATTTTAGACAATCAAATAGTTTATAATTAGAAGATATGGAAAAACAATATAAAGAAGAGTTCTTAAAAAAGAAGATATTAACATATTTTGAGCTTGTGGACGAAGATTTTGTAAACACTCGAGTATATCCACCTTTTGAGTTTTATAGTCTGCTAGGTAATCGATTAAGTTATATTAATTGGGATAAGGCAAATGAAAAGATTTATCAAATATGGGTTGAATTAGATGCACCGGTAACTTGCTATTCTTGGCATTCATTAGATGATTTATTAAACTCGGGATGGATAAGCTTAATTAGATTTGATATATTTGAAAATAAAAACAACTACTATGGAGGTATTGACGATCTTCACGAAGTTGAACCAAGACATGTATTAAACAGTTGGCATAGTATAATTGAAAAAGAATAATTAATTTTGTATATTTGCATTACATAAGTTTAAGCAAAGAGTTGAGAAAAAAACGGTATTACTCAGTACGATTAGGTTTAATGCTATTTGCGGATAGTTAATTAGTGCAACTCTTCCGGTTTAGAGAATTTTCCGGGTTCATAACACTTAAATTAAACCATGAGCGCGGTAGCTGCGAGAGTGACATAAATTTAAAATTATGATAACATTTGAACCAAAATATAAAATAGGACAACCAATATTTCACAAAACAAAAGAAAGTGATGAGGGGTTAATCTTGGATATTACATACAGTCATTTAAGAAGACAGATTTATTATGTAGTAGCCCTTGGATTTAATGACGAAGTAACATGTATAGAGCAGGAATTAAGTGAAACCAAAAACTTTGGATAATGGAACTTAGTGATAAAATACCATTTGGAACACTAAAATATATGATGCTTAAATTAGAAGGCAAAACAGATAAAGAAATATTGCAAATATACGAAGAAGAACAAAAGGCTTATGAAAAAGCCGTTGAAGATGCTTTACAGGAACCATTACTAGAATTACCAGCAGAAGAAACTGTAAGTGAGAAAATAATAAATGTTCAAGACGTTTTAATTAGACTTAAAGAGCTTGGAACATGAAAGAAACACAATATACTATAGAAGAAATAAAACAAAAACTAATAGAGCTAACAAATAAATATGTTAATTTAGAATCTTACGATAATAAAGAAGCTAGGGAACTTATGCATTCTATCGATGTATGTATTAGATCAATATATTGGAGCGGCAGAAAAGAAACAATAAATAATCTAGAATTAGAGCCCAATGACATAGTAGAGTTTGTTGATTTTAGTGGAGAAACAAAAAGAGGATATATAACTGAAGATATGAAAATAAGATGTCCTCATCCGGTATATGAAACACACTTAATTAAAAATAATACAGTTTTAATTAAAAAGCAGGGATGGAAGTAATGAAGGAAAAACTAATTGATTTAACAATGGAGTGTGCTAACATGGAACCAAGGCGCAGTCAAGAATTGTTTAATCTTAGAGATAAAAGATAGAATGTTAGAATATCAAAACAAATTCTTATAAATTGAATAATGGGATATTATAAAAAATATACAGCAGGAAACGGCAAAACATTAAATGCAGCTCTATATAAAAATGGAATGGAAGATGATATATGTTTAAAACACAATAAACCCGTTATTCATACAAATAACAAAATTAAATATGTAACAACAGAAGATTATATATTTATTATGGATAACGAGATAGAAAAAATGATTTTACATAAAGACATATTCGAAAAATACGCTAAGATTGTTGAATAATGGGAGCAGGGGCACCAACATACACAAAAGAAGAACTAGAAGATGCAATTATTGAGCAATTCGATAAAGAAAAAATAGAATACGGCATGCATATTGACGACAGTTACTATTCAGTATTAAACTGTTTCTATGCAGCTTTAGAAAATATTGGAATTAATATAACTGAATAATGCCAGCAGGTAGACCAACTACATACAATTTAGAAGTAGCCTTAGAAATATGCGAAAAGATTTCAATGGGTGAGAATGTAGTGGATATACTTAAGAAGCATAAAAAGTATCCATCTTATCCAACTTGGTGTAAATGGAAAAGAGAAAATGAAGAATTATTTAAGTTGTATGTAAATTCAGTATCTGACAAAGCAGAAGTTTTAATTTCTCGAATGTCAGAAATAGAAAAAAAACTAGAAGACGATAAAATATCACCATCAGCCGCAAGTGTTCTTATACAGTCGATCAAATGGAAACTGGCTAAATTCTATCCTAAAATGTATGGTGAGAAATCAGAGCTTGATATAACTAGCAAGGGTGAAAAGATTAACAGCAAAATAGATTTATCTGAACTATCAGAAAAAGAACTTAGAGCTTATGCAAAACTCCAAAGTAAGCTTGAAGGAGATTAACCAAGAGTTAGCCGGGCGACACATAATAGACTTTACTTCCTATACATTTCCAATAATGGATTTTTCTTGGTTTCATAAAACTTATTATAGTAAGCTAAATGATTTTGCTCATGGTAAAATAAAGAAATTAGCAATATTTGTACCACCTCAACACGGCAAAAGCGAAGGATCAACAAGAAGATTACCCGCATTTTTATTAGGATTAAATCCAGACAGGAAGATAGCAATAGTTTCATATAACGCACCTATAGCGCGCAAATTCAATAGAGACATTCAAAGGATAATCGACACACCAGAATATGCAGAAATATTTCCCAATACGGCTATAAACACTAAAAACATAACAGCAGTTGCGGGTAGTTGGCTTAGAAACGCGGATGAATGTGAAATAGTTGGGTATAGAGGAGGGTTTAAAACTGTTGGTGTTGGTGGGGCTTTAACAGGAACCCCTGTAGATGTGTTAATAATGGATGACTTATATAAGGATGCTATGAACGCATGGAGTCCGGTAGTTCGTCAAAACGTTGCAGATTGGTATGATTCGGTTGCAGACACTAGACTACATAATGATTCTCAACAATTAATTGTTTATACTCGTTGGCATCATGAAGATTTAGCCGGGCAATTATTAAAAAAAGAATCTGATTGGGAGGTTTGCGTTTTCCCAGCACTAAAAACAACTGATCCAACAGATATTGACCCACGCAAAAAAGGTGAGGCATTATGGCCTAATCGTCATTCAGAGGAAAAGTTAATAAAGTCAAGGGATAGAAACCCTCATGTTTTTGAATCTCTTTATCAGCAGAACCCTAAGCCACTAGAGGGATTATTATACACAGAATTTAAGACGTATACAGAGCTACCAGCATATCAACAGGTTTATAATTATACGGATACAGCCGATACAGGAAACGATTATCTTTGCTCTATAGACTACATTAAACATAACAACTTAAAGTATATTATAGACGTTCTATACACTCAAAAGCCTAATGAATATACAGAACCAGTACTTGCAGAGCAATTAAAAAAGAATGCAGTTAATTATGCCAATATTGAATCAAATAATGGAGGTAGGGCATTTGCTAGAAACGTAGAAAGGATAACAAGAGGATTGGGTAATAATAAAACTACTATCAAATGGTTTCACCAGTCAAAAAATAAAGAAGCCAGAATAAAAAGTAATAGCTCTACTGTTAATAATACTATTGTAATGCCCGATAACTGGCATGTTAGGTGGCCTGAATTCTATAATGATGTTACTAATTATATGGCTATGGGTAAGAATAAGCATGATGATGCACCAGATGTTTTAACGGGCATTGTTGAAGATCAAGGTAAACGCAAGGCAATGTGGTAAAATATAGGTGTTTTATGCTGGATTGTGTTGCAAATAACAACAAAAGCATTATCTTTGTAGTAAAGAAATATAAAGTACTTTAAAATTTATGTATGAAACAGCGTGGTTCATTGTTGCACGGTGAATCAGTAGAGATAGTTGATAAACCACAAAAATAGTATTGCACTTAACGGTAACTTGTAAAAAATCGTAACGATATGGAAGATACAGAATTATTTGGAGAATTACACGAACGAGAAGAAAATGGCTTATATGGTAGAAGGCATGCTGAGTTATGTTTTTTACAAAGTGTTAGCAATCCTGTAAAAAATGCGGTTGATATAGTAGACAAACAGGATGAAAAACATATAATATATACCATTAATGAAGAGGTAAAACAAGCATATAAGAAATGGAGCTTTGCCAAATGCGAAGAAGTTCTTAATAGATTAGGTACTGAATATTGGGAGATAGGTTAGCATTTTTTATGGTTGCTAACGTATAATAATAAGAACAGTTTATGGATGATATAGGAAAACTTTGGAGCAAGAGACGATGGTTCTCAATTTGTAGTAAACACGGCAAATACGATAAAGATTGTGAGTTGTGCAATACTGGAACCTGGACAAATGTATGGAAATGGAAAATAGGTAGTGTTTTCTATAAATTAACACCACGAATTTGGATATGGTGGATGAACAAATAAAAATGCCGTATTACGCAGTATTAGCCAGCGAAGTGAACTGTTAGCTTTTTGGGAATGGCACCAAAGAAAATACACAGAATATTATCCTGACCCGAAAACTATAGACAACTACTTAAAGGAAAAAGCTAATTGTGGCTAACGTCCGAAAATATGAAATCGGTGGGGATAGAATGCACCAACTATCCGCAACCCGATAAACTTAATTAGGTGCAAGTGGGCTAAAAAGACGCACAACACCCCACTGTTTTATATTTGTTGTTGCGCGCAGTTAATTATGAATTGCAGTAATAAATTGACAAAAATAAACATAGAATGCAACAATAACATACAGATACCTAAACAGCAATTGCAATTTTTAGGTGATAAATGCTATATAAATGGTAGTTTGGTGGGTGATATAATCGAAGAAAAAGGCAATTGCATTAAAGTGAAACATAACAATGGTAGTTTCGCAGATGGCACAATACATACATATTATGTGTAATTGTGCTTAACTCTCGATGCGTATGAACCGTGCATTGAGTTTACGAAAGGCATTATGGTTCATTCGATTCGGGCATGGTTTATACGCTTTGTTATCTAATGCGACCTTCGAATTAGTAGAAACTTTAAATTGAAATAGAAATGAATGAATTATTAAAATTTAGTGAATACCTTCAAGAGCATTGTACAAATATATCACGCAGGCAATGGATTAAGAATATGACAGACAAATATTTTAATAATTTGCCCGAAAGCGAAGCATCGAGAGTTATCGAAAAAGAGCAGGGCGAGATTAAATGCGAATGTACGGCTTCTGTTGGTATAACAAGAAGTGGATATATGTATTGTACAGCCTGTGGTAAACGAAGAATTTAAGCATTTAAGAAGCCATGCGCCCCTCGAAGGGCGTTTTCGATAACGGTTTGGGTATGGTGCGTTGAACACCAACCTTGATAGGAGATATTAACTTTAAATTATAATACAATGACTGATAAAGAGAAAGAACAATGCACTATACCTGTTGTTACCTGCTGTTGCGGTTTGGTAATACCTGATAGTGAAATTGAATACAGTAATAGATGTAATGAGGAAGGCGAAGAATACTACGAAGGAACTGCTGACTGTAAATGTGGCAAAGAATATGAATGGAGCGAATGGGGGGAATGTGAGAGCCTGACGGAAGCTAAAGAAGATTTAACAGAACATATTGGCAATTGCAGGTAACATGTGTATAAACATAACAAAATGACCCCTATAATAATACAACTAACTAAAAATCAATGAAAATAATATCAGCAGTAAAAAACAATAAACTAATGTACGGCAATGTATCAAAGATTTCGGAGTATGTAGGAATGGATAGAATAACTTTAGGCCGTCATCTAAACGAAGGAACTAAAGTCTACGCTAAAAACGATTATGTAATTTATTTAGATTGTGAGAAGATATGAAAGAATTTGTAAAAATAACCAGAGAAACATACGATAGCTTTAAGAAGATGCAATCAGAGCTTGAAGATTATCAAAGTAAAGAATTCGCTATCATGAAAAAGAAATATTTTCTAGGGTGCTTTTATGAGTTTAACTCAGAGCAAGAAGCTTCTGAAGAGCTAATTAAAGACATTGAAAAAGCAAAAGAAAAGGCTATAGCGGAAAGAAAAGAGTTTCGTAATATGAACGTTTTTCAATTTTTGAAATGGAAAATAAACAACAGATAATTTAAAAACTAGAAACAATGAAAACGCTAACACTGCTACTAACAATCATAGCACTACATAGCTGCTATAAAAGCGATATAAACTTATTATACGAAAGTTATATCGAATATCAAGGTCAAGAAATAGAGCTAACGGAAGCTTATCTAACTGAATCAGGATTGCTATTTAAAAACGACTCTATACAAATAGAAGTATATTCTGATCTACCTAAAGAAATTACCGAAATAACAGGTAAGTTAATTATTCACCAGGATACTATTAATTACTCAGGATGGTTGAATATTGATTATCTTGATAAGATCGAAGATGAATACTATTTAATGTGCGTGGTTAATGGTAAATATGAAAGTAAGATATTTAAGTTGATTCATAAAGATAATTTACAAATAGTACGGATTATTAAACTAAAAATATTACAAAATGAGTACAGAAATTAAGACAATTACAGGTAGATATGAAGAATCGCATGGTAAAAATTTTACTGTTAATTATAACGATTCAGATATAAGTTTGACCAGATTCGCAGGTGGAATCAAAAATGGTGCAATGCTGCAAATAACGATACATAATAGCAAAGATTGTGCATATGTACAACTTACGCAAGCGCAAGTAAAATTACTAATAGATACGTTAAAAGATTCATTTGACTATTCTAAGTACCCAATTGATTAGTATTATTTATAACACCCGTGTATAGCCCGTTTCAATGGGCTTATAAACTATGTTATTAAAATTAAAAAGTATAGATATGGAATTCAAACCAGAATTGTTTAAACCTGCTCTATAATATATCAAATAATCCTTTTGACTTAGCCCCTTAACCGGGGCTTTTTTATTGCCTTATTTTAAAATATGCTCCATAACATAAAAAATATTTGTATCTTTGCTAGGTAATTACAAGCAAATTTACTATGGCGCAAGTAAAATTTTATTTAGAAAGTAACAATTGGTACTACACCGACGGAAGAACAGCAGAGTTAAGAACCCCACCAGCAACATTATATGAAAGATATATAACTATTAACGATGAAATTCAGATTTACGCAGTAGCGGGGAAAAGACCTTTATTTAAAAAGCCAGCATTAGTAACGGAAATTCAAAAAAGTTCAACCCCTGGCGATAATTACGCAAGTGTAGCAGAATTTATTAGCGAAACAGATGATTTTTTTAGTGCTTCATTAGGTTCAGTATCTATAATTGACGAAGAAAGCAACGCTATTAATCAATTAAATCCATTCCCAAATGTAAATTACAACGGTTTATTTAAATCTAATATAGATCAAGTTAGGTCAGACTCAACAGGCTGGACGGGTGGAGATTTTAACACGCTGGTTGATGATGTATTTAGCTCTATTGAAAACGCTAGTGTTGATAATCCCAAAACGATTTTAATCTGGTTTAAAAGACCTGTAAATAATATATTAGCAAGGATTAGAACCTCTACAGAAGGAGGTGGAAATTTTAGTAATTTTAAATTTACTCTTTTATATGCTGACGGTAGAGAATTAGTTGTAAGTGACAATAGCTTAGACAATACAAAACATACTGATTTTTTAATAACTGCACCCGATTTAGTAGAAACAGATGGTATAAGATTAGAGTTTTTTACATCCGATACAGTAACACTTAGTAGTTTTATCGCATATCAAATAAATTACCAAGCGGCTTTTTTGCAAACTTTTGATAGTATAACAGGGGACTTAAAAAACCCAACCTCGACAAATGGATTTTTAAATGTATTTTCTAAAACAAAACAATTTGAATGCTACGTAAATAAGTGGGGCCAAAATGACGATATAGACACCGGAACTACCCCTGAAACCATTTGGGACGGATCAAACTTATATACATACTCTACTGCTGGGGTAACATATGCAGCAAGCTCAACAGATGCAGGAGATAATGAAGAACTGATGGCAGAACTTATAACCGTAGAACCCGGAACGGGCGATTATATAGCATTATTAACACCATTAACAATAAACGGTCAAACACCCGTAGATTTTGTACCTTCAAACGGCTACCCGGTAATAGGATGCAATAGAGCTTATAACAATAATGGAACCCCATTTTCAGGTGATATTTATATTTATGAAAACACAGCAACCGTAGTAGGTGGAATTCCTACCGATTCCACCTTAGTAAGATCAATTGTGACAACAGAAGCACAGCAAACAAGACAAACACCATATATAGTGCCTGATGTAGATTGTGATGGTACTATAGTACAAGAGGGGCATGTAATAAAGTGGGAGTGTAATGTAATTAAACAGAACAATATTGCTGCCGATGTTTATTTTATGGTTCAAGAACCGGGCAAAATATTTAGAGCAAGAGATAACGACAACACAAAAAACGGTTCTAAAGCCGGCTGGGTATGGGGAGAAGAAGCCCCTTTAAAAATACCAACAAAATCAAAGGTAGAAATACGGTGTATAAACATAAGCGCAAATGACGGTGCTATAGTAGGTAAATTTCAAATTCAAAAATTGACAGAAAATGAGCCAAACTAGATACAAGGGGTTTAGAAAACACATAGAGAATAAAAAAAGAAAGCGTAGAATTAAGAGAGTACTTAAATATTTAACATTTGGTATTTATTATTAAGTATCTATTTTAATGATAATTAAATAAATGTTGTAAAACATAATAAATTATTTGTAAATTTGTAAAAAAATACAATGTGCTAACAAAAAAAATAGTTCAAGAAATATATAATGGAGAGTTAGACCCTCGCATTTCATATGCAAGAGAGATGAATGATAAATTAATAATGCATACACAAGGCAGAGGTATGCAGGAATTTTTATCTAGAATAAATAACTATGAAAATGCAGCACAGCATGAAGCTAGAGTTAAGCACGCCATTTCTAATAAATACACTGTAGAAGAGTTATTGCGCAATGTTGATAATGCTTTTCAGGCTAAAGGAGGTTCCAAAAACTATAAGTTCACAACCGATCAAGAATCTAAAGAAAAGGAACTAATAGATAAGCTTGTTAACATAAAAGATAATTATTCTTTATCTCAGTATATTGAAAGTGTTTGGTTTGATAAATACATAAATGATCCAAATGGGTTGATATTTATGGAAGTTTCCCAAGATGAAGAAAGCGAAGAAGACCAAGAATTAATAGAACCTTGTTATAAATCGATTCATTCAATAAGAGCTTATGAACAATCGGGTATATTTGTTAATTGGGTAATATTTGAACCTCATTTAGAATATGAGACTGAAGAAAAAGAAGATAACGAAGTTAAAGTATTTTGGGCTGTAGATAAGTTTTTTTATTACGAATATGAACTAAGAAAAGGAGAATTAAACCTTTTACAAGAAATAGAAAATACTTTTGGAAAAGTACCAGCTATACTATGTTCTAACATTATTGATAATAAAACAGGTTGGAAAAAATCAGCTATTGATAGTCAAATTGAATTATTAGATAAATGTCTAGTCAGTAATTCAGTACTAAATATAACAGAATTTCAACACGCTTATCCTAGAGAATGGGCCTATGTTGATGAATGTTCATCATGTGAAGGTACAGGTCAAGTAATGTCACAAAATAGAGAAGGCGTAGAAATGCATGTTCCGTGTTCTGTTTGTGATGGTACAGGGGAAGCAACTAAAAAAGACGTTACAGATTTATTAGAGCTAAAGATACCAGAGAAAGACGATGTTAAAATAGACCCCCCAAACGGGTTTACAATACTGCCAATCGATGCATTAAGATTAATGTATGATTCGATTGATAGAGTTTGGCACATAATGTACTTTTCTCATTGGGGAACAACTGTTAGCAAGGATGCAAAAAACGAAACAGCAACAGGTAGGTTTTTAGATGCCCAGCCAGTTAATAACAGGCTAGATAAATATTCTAAATCAATAGAACAGGCTCATACGGCATTAGCTAATTTTATAGGTGAATTTTACTACCCTGACACTTTTGACGGTGCATTAATCCAAATGGGTAGAAGGTATTTGATCGAAACACCTGATCAAATTTGGGAAAAGTATATTAAAGCGAAAAACGACAACGCCCCGACGTCTACATTAGATTTGCTTTTATTGCAATTTTTAGAAAGTGAGTTTAAGGAAAACGAACACATGTTTATATATGAAAAGAAAAAGGTAATACTAGAGCCTTTTGTTCATTGGGATATAGTAACTGTCCAGGAATTAAATGTAGATGAAATAGACTATAAAAAGAAATTATATTTTTCTGATTGGGTACAAACTAAAAAGGTAAATGAAGTTATTAAAACAGATTTACAAACATTAGATAACCAATTAACGGCATTTGTAAATAATAAAAATGTTAACCAAAATAAAATAAGTAATGAATAATTTAAACAAGTATGACAAGTATTACGTGGAACGTGATCGTCATTCAGGAATGGCAGTAGAAAAGGACGGTGAGCCTGTACTGGAAAAATTAGAAAAAGGGGGCTGTCCATTAGAGGAAAAACATGTAAGGATTCTTAACCGATCTTGGAGGAAAACGGGTATCTATTACCAAAAACAAGAGGTAAAAGAAATAAAGATTGGAAAATCAGACAAAAGGTTAGCTCTAGAAAAAGAAGCCGATGAATTAGGCGTAAAATTTAGAGAAAACATTGGAGATGAAAAACTAGAACAAAAAATTAACGAAGCAAAACAAGAGTAATTATGGCATTAAGTCAAGCAGATTTACAAGTAATTTCAACGGTGTTTGGAAAAACAGTTGAAGAAATAAGCGGTGCTATTTCTAACGAAGAAAATGTATCGCTTGGATTAAGATTAAATGGAAGGGTAATTTCTCAGGAAGATGAAAAGCAAATTAGAGAAAATGGTATTCAACAAGGTAAAGAGATCGGTTCTAAGGAACTTGCAAAAGCTTTAGAATTAGATTTAGATGCTGGTGAAAAAGACCCTAAAATAGTTGCTGAAAAGCTTAAATCTACATTAAGCGCAACTTATGAGGATAAGTATAAAAATCAATCTCCACCAGAAGCCTTGTTACTAAAAGAAAAAGAGGCTTTAGAATGGAAGCAAAAGTTTGAAAAGTTAACAGGCACTTACGAAGAAAAAGTTCAGGAAGTTGAACAGTGGAACGGGAAGTATTCAGAGCTTGAAAAAACGTACAAACAAAAAGAATTAAATCAAAAGGTTAAAAAAGCATTACCAGATAAAATGAAATTCGATAAAGATGATGCACTAATTATATTTAATGCAACATATGGATTTGATGATGAAGGTAATGTAGTAGATAGAAATAAAAACGAAAAAGTACTAAGTGCAACTGGAACACCCGAAACGTTAGAAAATGTAATTGCCAATTTAGCCGAGCAAAAGAAGTGGGTAAGAGGTTCGGGAATTAATGGTGCAGGCGGCGAGGGTGGTTATTCTGGAAAGAAAGGGTTGTCTCCAGAAGAAGCGGAAAAAGTACTTAAAGAACAAGGTATTGACCCTGGTTCACAAGAGGGTTTAGATAAGTTTATTGAAATGACAAAATGATAGCGGTGCTATTGCAGACATAAGGCGGTGTCCTAAAAAAGAATTATTAATTTAAAATAAGTAAAAATGGCAAATTTAACACCAACAAATTTATTGAGTGCTATTGCACGGGTAACCGAGCTATATAACTCAGCTGAATTTAGAATGCCCGATACTGCTGCATTAGCAACTGCATATATCGGGGAAAAAACAAACCCATCATTAGCAGCAATGAGAATGCGAGAAGATCGACAAACATATTATGATTTTCCTATTCGTAAAGCTGATGGAGGTTTGAGCGATAGAGCAGCACTACACACTGGCTCTAGAACTGACTCTTTAAGAACGGAGTTAACATGGGAATCTTTCGTTGATACGTTCAGTATTTCAATGAAGCAGTTAGACAACAATACAATTAGTTTTGAGGAAGCATCTGCAAAAGGCGTTCAATCTTGCGTGATGAACAATCTTAAAAAAGCTGATGATTGGTTTATTGCTCAATTATTAGCGGATAAGACTCAAATTAATGTGGGCGGAATTCGCGGTACTTGGGACGGCACAAACTACAACATGCTGTTAGATGCTGGTCAACAAGACTACTGGAAAGAGCAAGTAGAAGCAAACATGGGTAACAACGAGTATTACGGAGAATTAATGATTATTGCTGATTCATTAGCATATATCGATATGGTGAGATCGCTTAATCAAGGTACTGGTAATAGTGTTAATTTGGGTTATCAGTTTGGTTCAGGAATGTTAACCAAAACATCTAAAACGTTATTATCTGGATACAATGGATCATCTATTGCATTCCCTATGGATTATGCAGGTCTTTTCCAGTGGATTCCTAAACAAAATCGCAAACCTATTGACAGAACAAAAGCTATTTCTAGTGAAGTAGGTGATTTTGGTTCTATTACTATTCCTATTGTTGACGATAAAGGAAATCAAAAGTACTCTATTGATGCGGCAATTTCAATGTATGCGAAAAGAACAGATACAAGTGCAGCAAATGGTAATGCACAAGATGTATTGTATCAAATTGAAATTTCTTGGGATATGGCTTATTTGTCTGCTCCATTGTCTACATTTAGAGCAACAGGCGACTTTGTAGGAAAAACAGATTCAGTTATTTACACATACGGTTTAGCAGATTAAAATGAAAAGATTAGTATTAATATTTGCTTTAGCTATTCTAGGAGTAGCGGCAAGTGCGCAGGCTGGTGTAGGTCGCGTTAAATCATTAGCTATTGACACGCTAACAGCAGCAACCACAGACACATCGGCAGTTGCTTATATATCTGGTTCTTACGCAGCAATTACGTTTCAAGCGTTGTGTACAGAATTGGGCGGGACTTCTGATGGCTCGTTAAGGCTGGAAGGTTCAGTAGATGGGCTTAGTTATTTAACACTACAAGAAGGCGTTGGGTATGCTTATCCGAATGATACACTAACCGTAACTGACGGTGCAATTTGGCAGTTTAAGGTTAACGATGCACCTTTTAAATACTATAGGGTTATCGGGCTTGGAACCGCCAACGATACGACTTTAGTAACTTTAAAATATCTATTAAAGTGATAAGGCCTGATAAAATAAAATCACAGATATATGGGGAGGTTGGCTTTCGTCAGCCTACCCTAACTGATTATGCAATTGTAGATGCTGATAATCTAACAAGCAGATCGGGACTGTATTTTGAAGATGCTTCAAGACTTGTTACTATTAAAAATATCAAAGACAATCAGGAAAATGTAGACATCACTGACGATCAGTTTAATGATTTACTTAAAGAGATGCAGGAACAATGCATTATTGATGTTTGTCGAAAAATAACACATGGCGAAAGTAATTACAATGCAAGTTTAAACTTATACCCATACGAAAAAATATTTACTAGAACGCTAGGAATTGATGACAAGTATTCTTGTTTTAGAATAATTCCTACATATCAAAAAAACAAAGTCGCTAAAATTAGCTTTATTGAATTAGCTTTTGATAGTGCAAAAACATTTAACATTTATTTATATAATTCAAATAAGCCAAACGCACCAATTCAAACGCAAGAAGTAACAACTGTAGCAAATGAATCGGTTATCGTTACATTAAATTGGTTTATTGATAATG